CCTGCTGGAGTTTTGCCAACTTTTTTAGCTTTGGCGGTGAATGCTCCAGGTCTTTTAATGGCTTTTTGAATCCACTTTTTATCCGCTGGCTTTGCCATATCTTCTGATCCTTTAATTAAACATAAATATTGATATACCTATAGTAATGATACATGCAAAAAAAAGAGGGCCATGACATATAGCCATAGCCCTCTTTAATTAAAACGATTAAATTACATCTTCTTCTTTTTCTTAGCTATTGCAGCCTGGATAAAGGGGGGAAGTTTCTTTTGTGCTGCGGTAAGACCAGCTGTTTTTTTTGAAGCTGTCTTCTTAGGTGCAGCTGCTTTCTTTTTCATCATTGCCATAATTTTATTCCTTTGTCTTAAACTAAGACTGAAAATTAATTTCAGTACATTTTCTTGGCACCCATTTTCTTAGTGCTCATTTTTTTGGTACCCATTTTCTTAGTACTCATTTTCTTGGTACCACTCATTTTCTTCTTTTCGATGTGACCAGCCATTATTACACCTCCTCTACTTTCTTCTTTCCTTCAGTAGATTTCTTATAATGCCACATCATGTGACCCTGCATTTGGTCGTCAACCTTGTCGACCTGCTCATCTACATGATCTATCTTTAAATGGAGGTCAATGATTTGGTCCTTAACCTCTAGTAAGACAGAAGCTACTGTGTTATGATCATTTTTATTTTCTTTACGGCTTCTCTGAATGAGAACAACTAGTGGCCCCAAAATTACAGCTGAAATTATTGTAGACCAGAAAGCTGACATAGGTCACCACTTCACTTTGTTGGACCAGAAGGCTGCAGATAGCTTGCCTTTGGCAATGTTTGCTGCGTGCCGTGCCTTAAAGGACTTTCTTCTAGCTGCGTCAGAAGAAGATTCACCCTTCTTTGCGGGGGAACCAGATACGCCCTGCTGTCCAAAGCGGATAGTCTTAACTTGATCTCCAGACTTAGCCACAACTACATGTGACTTAGTAGGGTGACTGGGTGTACGCTTAGGTTTATTGTATCCGGAAACTCCAGCATTAGTTAATCGTGAATCTTTTTTCGCCGCCATTATTTCTTCTTTCTAGCTTTGCGTTTTTTTCCTAGAACTGGACCATTGCTTTTTTGGTTACTTGCACCCATGCGAGGACCACTAATATAAATTGACTTTTTAAAAGTCATGATTACTTCTGCTTTTTGGCGTTTTTCCAATGATCTGAATACTTAGTATCTGTCTTTGGGAAATCTTGGATATTCATTACTGCGTCTTTGAGATATTTATATTGATTTTTTTCTGAAGAAGTTTTACTTCCCCAACCTTTATCCTTAGCCATAATGACCTACCTTGTATAATAGTGTAATATGTATAGTAATCCCGTATAGCAAAAAAGAGAGGCAGCGCCTCTCAATTTTGTTTATAATATATTACTTTTTATTTGGTGGAGACTTCTTAGGGGCTTGAGCCTTGCTCTTATCTGATGCTGACCCACTCTTTGGTCTTCCGGCCTTTTTCTTTTGCGGGACCTTATCTACCGAAGGTGCAGCCTTAGCGATTGGGGATGCCTTAGACGGGTCACTGGGTATGATCTTAATGTCCGCAGCCTTAGAATTTACCGAGGTAGTAGGAGTTGTCCATATAATCGGCTTATCTTCCTTGACATTGGCTTTATCATCGAAATCATATCCACCAAGTTTTGCAGGTGACTTTTTAAATAGTATTTTTCTTGCCATTTTTTTAATTAGTTTTATCATTGTTTTTGTCCTTTTTTAGTATGTTAGCTAACTTTTATTTATTATTTACCTTGTTGAGATTCTTTAATTAACTGATATCTTTCGCCAGTCTCTTTTGAGACAATCGAAAAGCCGTAAGAAGCTGCAGCTTCTATGATCTCAGTTAGTTTATCTTTATCTTCCAAGGAAACATCATTTAAGGGCAAGGTAATTCCAGCATAGACGTCTATGTTTTCAAAATTACCAATATTAATCTTTCTATTTACTCCACATATAAATACTGGATTAGTTGAAATAGATATTTCTGAACTCAAAATATTCACCACCTGGTCTATGGGAGAGTCAATCGACTGCTCCATTGCTGTTTTTGTTATCTTAGGCATATACATCCGTAAGGGATTGTACAATCTTAATTGTCTCTGCGGTTTGTTCTGCTATAGTCATGTTATCAGTATCTATAATTACTGATGCCATGTCCTTAATCAGGGTTATTTCTTGTTCGGATTTATGATTCATTTGAGCCGGGGTCATTTTGTATCCATCTCTTTTCATCATTCTTTCTTCTCTAACATTCTCAGAGGCTTCGTAGCACACTATCATACCATTTGGCTGTTTTAATATAGATTTTGCCTCGTTCTCAAATCTAACATCAGATATTATAACACACAATGGAGTGTCAGTATCTACGTAGTCGGGACTTTTCATGTATTCTCTATATATTTTATTTGACTTCAATATGCCCCAGCTTGAAAAACATTGTTCATCGTGCTGACGACATAGGTCACCGGCCTTCTGTAGGAAGGTTCTTGGCTTCATTCCTTCTTCTTCTATCGGAAGTTCATATATATCATTGACCAGCTTTGCGAAGTCTTCATATGAAGGGATAGAGCCAATGGCGTTAGATCCAAAGATATCATAAACAATTTCGTGTATAGAAAAAAGTTGTCTATCCTTTTGACGGATACCAAGTGTATTCTTTTTTACCGAAGCTAACTCATATAGCGGGAGAGCAAAAAAGATGTGATCCCAGACTATGTGGTTGCTAACGCTATTTATTTGCGCTTTTGGCACAATCTTTTCTGCTACTGAAGTCTTTCCAGTGGCAGCTTGGCCAGCTAAGCCTATAACTATAGGGTAATCTTTGTGATATTTTTTATTCATACGTACATTATAGCACTTAGAGTTTACTAATGAGCTCTTTTCTTATCTCTAATCCATTTAAAAATGCGTTAGCTAGAGCGTCAGGCTCCCATACAAAAGATCTTTTGACCTGCACTACCCTGAAATTAAATTCATCTCTTATTTCTTCAATGGTCATTAGTAGTGGTATCAGTGCGTCGTTCTTGCACTTCCACCTACCGTTGACCTGATTTGCCACAACGGCAGAGTCCGTATATATTATCGGATCCACCAAATCTGCCATTGAACATATCAATAGTCCGGCTATTACGGCCTCGTACTCTGCCTCGTTGTTAGTCCTAGGACCTAGTCCTCTAGCGAACTGTGCAATCTTTTTTCTGTTCTTATATACCACAGCAGAACAAGCTGCTTCACCAAACTTTTTTTGCCCTTGTCCCCTAGATGCGCCATCGCAAAATACTTCTATGTTCATGATATTAAACACCAATCTTTTATTGATAATACTTACTTAGCTGATGGTGTTTGTATCTATCTCAACGTCGCATTCTATCCCGTGCTTAGAGGCAGTTTCTTTGAGGTTTCTCTCTCCGCTTAGAGTAACCTGAATAGTCTTTCCAAGAAGATATCTATCCCCCTTGTACTCGACTTGCATGGGGAAATTTAGATCTTCTCTTTTAATGGAATAAAATTCCTTAGAAGAATTGACACTCTTATAGTAACCGATAAACATATAATATCCTTTTAACTTTTAGTAGGTGCTAAAATCTGAATCTAAATAAGATCCTTTATCTTCCCTATATGCTGCTATTTGCATTGACTGGACTTTGTCCATTATTTTTCTAGCGGACTCAGATGCTATTCTAGCAGAGGCCTCCATTGCTTCGGCCAGGGAAACGATAGCTTCGCAAGTAACTAGGGCAAAGTACTCATCCTCTGCTGCGTCCATGGCAGCAGCTTCGCGCTCAGCTTCATTCTTTCCAACTCTATTCGACTTATATATCTTTTTGTATTTGCCTTCTAGTATCTTGTACTGTGCTCTAGCTATTCCGGCAAAGCGTGCGGAGCGACCATAGACGTTGGAGGTTCTGGCAACCAGCGATGCTATTTTTTCTATACCAAGATCTACAATGTCTGTTTCTGGTATTTCAATAAAGTATCTGTAATTGTTATCGTTATTGGTGTACGCGTCTATAACTTCTTTTAATTGAGGACCAAGAAAATTTTCAAGAAGTTCCTGTAATTTTTCTAAAGAGTATGAATTCATTCCGTCTCCGTTTTGAATAGGAAGAAAAGTTCTTCCATGTTTTCTTCTTTCATTATTTCTTTTACTTTTTGCTTTATTTTATTTATGTGTTCTCTTACGGTATTGGGATGCTCATTAATGATTAAGGATATTTGACTAGACCTTTTCAAGTCAGCATATCTCCACTTCAGTAACTGCCTTTCCTGCACAGACAGTCTATCAAAGGGGGGCTGTGCTTTGTCGCCTAGAACCCAAAATTCATCAATTGAATCGGTAGCCAAGAGCTCTTCCATGCTGTGCTCGATTGGGTCAGCCTTGAAGCCAATAACAAAGTTTTCATCCCCTTCGTCATTTGTTGCGTCGTCATCTAGGAGTGGGAATGTTTTTCTACCTAACTGATCTATTAAAAATGTGTCTACGTTTTTCTTTAGCAGGTAGAAAAAATAACTATATAAAAATCCACTAAATGGAATCGGTCCTTTGGCAGAATCCTTTCTCTCATATCTATATATGCATTGAAAGAACGTCATATAAACAGTCTGCCTGATATCCTCTTCGTCTCCATATCTTTTTGTCATGTAATGAATTCCCCTCATGCACTCATTAATAATCTTTAGATTGTGACTATTCATTTTGTTTTTCATTAGGGCAAAGCGCGTTGATGGATCCTTTATGAAAAGGGAGATAAATCTCCTGATGTCATAGTCGTTTAAATTAAATTTTCCATAGTACAATAAGGATACATACTTAGTCAAGAAGTTGCTAAATACTTTTAATAACTCTTCTTGAGCTTTTGATGATCCCTTTTTCGTACTGGATATTAGGTCTTGCATTTCCTGCTCCGCAAGGGAGTAGTATTGTTCTTTGTAGCTCGTCATTTTTTTCCTTCCCAATTTATAATATATTGGCTATAATAATCTCTTATGTCTTCGTAGAAAACTATTTTAGAAACTTCTATTTCTGCCATGAAATTTTTAGCTTCGTTTGAATATTTACTTATTACACATGTCAAATTTGCAAATTCGTCAGGATAATATCTTTTAAATCTTTTTAGTTTTATTTTACTTTTATCATCAAGATACCCTTTGATCTCTATCCACTCATTATTTCTTGTCAAAAAGAAATCAGGAGTATAGGCTCGGGTTCCTCTTTTAATTGGGAATGGGAATACAGTTGGCTCAAACTTAAAATCTATTTTGTAAATATTTAAAACTCTAACAAAGTTAGCTTCCCAGCTAGACCTGACATTTAGCTCAATATCTTTCCTGTATCCGGTCCTTGTGTACTGATAGGCATTGCCCTTCTTGCGAGCAATAACTCCATCATTTTCTATGACCTCAGAATTGATTGATTTATTTCTAATATTATTAAGATTGGGATGCTTCTTGAAGGAAGATTTTTCCAAAAAAAAGTCTTCCGGCTTGACAACTTCTATGTTCATTCGATATCCTTTATAGGGTAAACATGTGGTGATATAAATTATACACCATAAAAATAAAAAAAGCAAAATATTTGCGCTTTGTGTTGCAAATACAAACAGGAAGAGATATACTGACTATCATGAACACACTAACAACAATCATCAACAGTATCAATCAGAACATCAATGAAGAAATCATTGAAGACTTAACCTCAACTTTGGGATTCAATCATGGAACCGCAGTCAAGATGGTTACTGAATTCGAAGATTTCAACCTTTGGTTGTCAGCTGAAGAAAATCCAGTTACTGACTTCTGATCAGTATCTAAAATAGAAAAGATTTGGGGCCGAGAAATCGGCCCCTTTTCTTTTATCTAAAGTTATTCTTTTTATTTCTAAACACACCAGTTCCACAAGCTTCGCTCTTCGCGTGATCGCAATAGCTACATATTCTTGTGTTGGCAGTTGGCAAGAAGTTGGTGTCTGTGATTATGCCATTAATGGCTTTTAATATTCTAACTTTTACATTCTCTATATCATCTAGAGAAAATAGATGACCTTTTTTCTTTCCGGATCTTAAGTAATACAGCTCTGCATATACTTCTTTTTCGGGAAAGATGTTATGCATTGCCAGCGCATATATACCTAACTGAAGATTATTGTGGATGTCCTTTTGGGTAGCTTCCCATTTACCGGTCTTATAGTCGGTGATATGAACCCTATCTCCAACGAGATCGACTCTATCTATAAAGCCTATGATCCTATATATTCCAATAATAAAACTAAAGCTCATTTCTTTTTCATAGATATTTAACTTCTTGTCAACATGCTGGTCGTAAAATTCATCTATGATTACTGATCCCACTGATAATAACTCTGAAGGAATTAAATTATCAGGATCCCAGATGGGAATATTTTTTTCATATTCATTTCTAAGATCTGTTATATCTAATGTTTTTTCGTTATCTAAGATATTCTCCAAAACAGAGTGGACTATATTACCAAGTACAGCTGGTGGATTAAATTGTCTAGGCTCCTTAAGGATATAGGAATAGAAATACTTAGCTGCGCATTGTGTATAGGTGTCTATTCTCGAATAAGAAAAGTCAACTACTCCTAATTTTTGCAAATCATTTAAACTGTCATAACTTTTAATTAATATAGAACTCAAAAATATTCCTACTTCTCTTCGTTTGGGTCATATATTAATTGACCATTTTCATCAAATTCTCTTCCGAGTTCGTCCATAGTGTGACTGTTGTGCCTATTCAAATAAGCGCCTTGCCCGATTGCTACCCAACCAGTCTCGCCCAGTTCCATATGATCATCTTCTTCATAGGGCCACATGCTCACCGCCTATGGATACCTTGACCTCGGTTAGATCTTCTGCATTTAAATAGTAGCTGACTACCGTGTACAGGTCTTTGAGTTCCTTCTGTGTTAAGTAAAAACCAACACAGGTGCATTGCAGGAATAACTTATCTTCATAGTTATATGTTGAATCAGCATACTCGGTTAATTTAATATTGCCTTTTTCGACCGTTGCAGGAAAATTTTGTAGCATTTTTACTCCTCGTAAATACCTATTGGATTCCAATTTGGATTGTCTAATTTTTCTCTTGTATCTTTAACATAAGAATCCCAGTCTCGTTCATCTTCTGTTATTCTTTCATATTTAACTTGGCCTTTGAATGGATTTGTCTTAAACTTAGTAGTTATTAAACGACCCTGTTGAGTCTTCCATCTGAGTACTCCATTTTTACAGTCGCAAAAATCATCATTGTCAGGACTGACCTTTAGCTGAGGATCATAGCGCCCACTGCATCCATTACATTTTGTATATCGCCCTTTGTCCTGACACCTATTGCAGGACGGACAAAAAACCCAACACCATTTTTCAGTTGGGTTCACTGACGGGTTTACGTTAGACATTTTGTTTCTCCATTCTAATAATTTCTTCTATAATACTTTTAACTCTTTCGGATGTATTATTTTTAAAGTTATAAATAAACTTATGTACACCGTCTTCTACCTGTAAGTAGACAGGCTTATCACCTTTTGACGATTCAATTATATCATATATTTTTTGAATAGTTAAGGGCGAGATACTTTTATCTATATCAAATACTAAAGCTTTTCCACTAGAAAATATATGTGAATCTATTTTCTCTGAATTATTATAAAACAATCTTACAATAGAACCCTCTTCGTCACTTTCCTTATTCACGGATCCTGACATAATAAATATGTCTCCCTTAGAAAATGGTTCTTCACCCAGCTGTTTGGCGGAGTTAGGGAATATGACAATTTCTATATCTGAAGATATGTCCTCCAGTAAGACCTTATACATCTTAGTTCCCTTTTTTGTAATTATAGTTTTTACGTCTGTTACAATTCCCCCAACTCTTACTGGAGTCCCATTTGCAACTTCGACTAAATCAATAATTTCGTAATCAATCTTCTTAGACAATATATCCCATATGCCGTTAACCGGGTGATCCGTTACGTACATCCCAAGTTCTTCTTTTTCTTTTTCTAGAAGTTCTATTTCTTGTATTCTGTTAATTTCTAGATCATCCCTATAGTCAAATAACTCATCAAAAGCTCCAGCACTTGCGAGATGTTCTAGTGTTGTTTTCTTAAGCGTTGAAGGATCACATCTTCTAAAAAAATCATATATGCTAGTGTATGGAAGACTTAAATCTCGAGCATTAACTATTGCATCTGCAATGGAGACACCTATTCCATTTACTGCAGACAGGCCAAAAACAATTCCGCTATCTCCGTCAACTTCAAAGTCAATTCCAGAATAATTAACTGATGGAGGAAGTACATTTATTCCTAACTTTCTACAGTCTGCTAGGTAAAAGGATTGCTTTTCTTTATTGCCGACTACTGAGGACATTAGTGCTGCCATATATTCAACTGTATAGTTACTCTTTAGATAGGCAGTAACATAGCTAATCATGGCGTAGCTAGCTGCGTGCGCTCTGTTAAATCCGTATCCTCCGAAGTATTCAATATCTGAGAATATTTTATTAGCTAAAGATTCACTTAGTCCAGATGTTTTTTGACAGCCTTCTACGAATTTTGAGCGTATGCTTGCAATTTTATCCATTAGCTTTTTACCGATAACTTTTCTAAGATCGTCAGCTTCAGCTGAAGTAAAACCAGCTAGTTCTCTTGCCACTCCCAATACGTCCTCTTGATACAGCATAATGCCGAGCGAAGGCGCTAGAACCTTTTCTAGTTTTTCATGCTCGTATTTAACTTTACTACGACCGTGCTTTCTATCGATATACTCCTTGTCCATTCCGGAACCCATTGGACCAGGTCTATATAGGGATATTAGGGCCATGATGTCTTCAACATTGCGCGGCTGTAGCTGCATCATCAGCTGTCTCATCCCAGATGATTCAAGCTGGAACACTCCTGCGCAGTTACCCTTGCAGAGCTCATCGTAAGTCCTACTGTCGTCTAAGGGAATTAGATCTATGTCTATATCTATACCCCTATGCTTAAGGACTAACTTAACGCATGAATCAATAACACCAAGATTTCTAAGTCCAAGGAAGTCAATTTTGAGAAGTCCACATTGCTCAACTCTTCCCATATCCCATTGGGTGACTAACGGATTGTCCACACCCTTTTTCATTACTGGAAGATACTCAGTGAGAGCTTCACGAGAAATAACAATTCCAGCAGCGTGAATTCCAGTTTGTCTAACCAGTCCCTCTAATCCAAAAGCTGCGTCAATAATATTTTTAGCTGTTGAATCTTTATTGTAAAGTTGATTGAAATCTTCAACGTCCATACATTCAGATAGACTCTTGGACACACCAAGAATGGGAGGTGGAACTAACTTTGCAACTGAGTCACCAGTATTGAAGTCATGCCCTAGAGCTCTTGCAGCATCTCTGATTGACTGTCTGGCACCGCTTCTATTGAATGTGCAGATGTGTGCAACATGGTCAGATCCATATTTTAATCTGGCGTAGTTAATGACTTCATCTCGATGTCTATCATCAAAGTCGAGGTCGATGTCGGGCATGGACTTTCTTCCCTCAACCAAAAATCGTTCAAACATTAAACCAAATTTAATAGGATCAAGATTGGTAATTTTAAATGCGTATGACAGAATACTTCCAGCAGCCGACCCTCTACCCCATCCGACTCTAATGTGATTATCTTTAGCCCAATTTACTAAATCAGAAACAACCAAGAAATATTCTGGGAAGCCCATATCCTTTACGACTCTCATTTCATAGAGAGCTCTGTCCACAATGTGTTGCGGAAGTGGGTCGCCATATCTTTCCTTTAATCCGCTCCACGCTAATCTCTCAAAATAATCTATAGAAGATTCACTTGTCGGAATAGGAAAGTTAGGAAAATAAATATTTCCAAAATTAAGATTAACATCTACCATGTCACATACGTCCATGGTATTTTTTAGCCACTCCGAATTAAATCTTCTTTCCATATCGTCATAGGATTGCAGATAAAACTCATCGCCACTAAAGGAGAATCTATTAGGAGTGTTAACGTTTGCGTTAGTGGCTACACATAGCATGATGTCGTGTGCTCTAGCGTCATGCTGATGCACATAGTGGCAGTCGCCACTGGGAACAACTTTAGCGCCAATGATAGATGCAATTTCGATTAGTTGATTAAATACTTTTCTTTGCTCAGATAGACCATGATCCTGAATCTCAATAAAGTAATTTTCTTTTCCTACAATATCTTGCATCTTTTTAGCCGACGCTAGTGCGTAGTTAAAATCATCTCTCAATAAAGCTTGAGACACTTCTCCATTAAGGCACCCAGACAAAACAATAATGCCGTCAGAGTGTTCCGATATGAGATCATGATCGACTCTTGGCTTAACATAATAGCCTTCAAGAAAAGATCTAGAAGACATTTTAATTATATTATTATACCCGGCATTATTCTTAGCCAAAATAGTTATGTGATAAGGCCCTCTTTGCTCCCACTCGTTCTTAGCTGGGCCTGATCTTTCTTCTGGGTCTTTATCAAATCTTGTTTTTCTAGCTTGATAAAATTCAGAACCTAGAATTGGCTTAACTCCAGTGGCTACTCCAGCGTCATAGAAATCTAACCATGAATGGATATTGCCATGATCGGTAGTCGCTAGACCCTTCATCCCAAGGGACTGCGCTCTATCTAAGTACTGCTCTATCCGACCATGACCATCCAACATGGAGTAAACCGTATGGTTATGTAAGTTTGTCCAATTTTTCACTAGATTCCTCTACTTTTATCTGAACCATCTAAGGCTCTATTTCTTGTTTGACGATAAGTAATAATGACTACTCCACCACAAAACTTACAAGGCACTGACTTTCCCTCTTGGGCAAATGGACTATTGTACATATACTTTTCGGGTTGATCTGATTTACATTCAGAACAAACACCAATAACTTCGTCTTCTTCATTGTTCTCTTCCATGTTCACCTCCCTTGCTGAGAGCTGTATAGGCAAATCTGATCGGGGATGGGGCAGATTGCTCTTGAGTTTCCATAAATTTGTCTCCTATTTTTACCCATTTATTTCTTTTATCTAGAGAGCATTGGCCGCATCCTACTCCGGCTGCATTTGCTCTTTCGCAGGTATAGGGTCTTCCGCCTATTCCTAGATTTCTTCTTTTGACCCAATCATTAATATGACTGTTGGTTTTCTCCACATTATAATCGTCACAGTTACTTAGTATGCCGTGCAGAAATTCAATAGATTCCTGATTATATGTTAGAATTGAACATAGGAATAGCCTAGCTTCATGTTCTAAGAACTTACTATCAATTGCTTGTTGCCATAGTCTCTTAATGGCGGAACAGCTTTCTAATAATCTTTTTGGAGTAAAGTCTTTTTCTTTTTCCTCTACCGTCTTAAAGGCAGATGACCCATGCCTATTAAAGTATCCAATAAAATCTTTAGATCTTTCTTTATCTATTTCTAAGTTATATGTAAACTCCCTAAACCATTCGTTTGCTCTAGCATTAAACGATTGTTCTTGTATTATATTTTCTGACTGCTCTTTGCAGTACTCTAGCACGTCAGCAATTCCCATATTTAATACCTCAAGTGGAATTATATTTTTGTAGAGACCAGTATCTTGGTGCCGACTTCCTTGCAGTCTCCACATTCTTCTTGCGTCATATACGCTAAAGTCTAAAGAGGTAAGGCTAAGCTTTTCCTTTAGGGAAGTAGCAATGAATCTAAATATATTTGGAAGATTATTGGAAGGACTTATACCTAAAGTGACAGCTTCGCATTCAATGTGAAATCCCTTTTTCCCCGTAAAGTAAACTATTATTGCGGATTGCGGAATGTACTGCAAAAGGTACTTATAGAGTTTTACACACTCTACGTAGGATATCTCTTGGTCCTTGTTGTCAATGTCAAAATATAAAGAGCCTAGTCTAACTGCTTCTTCTAGGTCTTGAGAATTGTAAGACCACACAGATGTATATAGTCCTGTGTTTTGATTCTCTGCTCTAAAAGACTCAATATTATTGACCTCTATTAGGATTGGCTTATCACCATTCTTGGAGCGTATTACCTTAGAGAGGGAGGGCACGTACTTGGCTATCTCTACATACTTCCAAGAAGACAAATATTTAGAGTCATCATCTGGTATTCTCATAGTATTTTAGCTTTACCCTCTTCGCAATTAATGTCAATCGTGGCTATTTTTTCTTCTATAATACTGCCAGAATGTGACCTATAGTAAATGGACTCTTTTATTATATCATCTAGGTGCGACAGAATAAACATCCTATTAACTATTCTCATTTGTTTATTTCGAAGACTTTCTCCACTGCTCATTCATTAACTCGCTATCTTCAATAACATTGTGAATTTTACTTGCAACGTTGTCTGCTATGTGAACTATATAGTCCATATATGTTATAGGGCAGGTCTCTGGAACTGGAGACCAGGGACCAAGGTGACATCTTACCAGGCGCAAAATGGTTTGCGCCACATCTTCTGCGATAAAGAGACTGGTGGACTGAGAATCATTGCCGTATTCTTTATCATGCGCTTGACACTTGGATATAAAATTACCAACCGTATAAGGATGCATCGGATCGTAATTAAATGAGGTTGAGTCCTCGGAAACAATTCCCTTTGTTATGTCATGCAGTATGCATGCTGCGATGATTATATCTCTTTCATCCTCTGACAGTGAATACGAATCACATAATATAGAGGCCACTCTGACTACACGCTTAGTGTGAAGAACGTTGCCTCCGGCATTATGTTCGTCCGGCGGATGATATTTCCCAGAAAAACTAGATGGTATATTCCAAAAGATCTCTGCCTTAAGTAGAATTGATCGAATAAAAGACGCTATTGAGTCATCGTTGATTAAATTAATTTCATTTAAAAGTTCAGATAAAACTTCATTCTCATTAGAGATAATATCACTTTTATCTTCTTTTAGTATTTCATCTAATATATTTTTTGCCATTATTTCCATCCATTCCATTTTGAGCAAGGAGCATCGAATGGACACTTCTTGCAATATTGTGTTAAACCTCTTCGCGGAACAAAGACCTCTTTAGATTCTATGGAGTCACACCAGTATTCTATCGAATCTATGTCCTGTTGATTTATTTCATATTCATTAAATGATAAATTGTTAGATAATAAATCTATATATCCAAACTTGGTATTTTTTATTTTAGCTGGATGTAAGTTTTTAAATGCGAGATACATAGCTGCAAAATCCATTTGATATATATGTCGGTAATTATTTTTGTAATTAAACATTAATTTAACTACATAATTTTCATTGTCTTTTCTATATATAACATCAAACTTATCTTCTATTCTGACGTTATTGTTGATTGTAATAATATAGTCATCATAGATAGACAAAGGTATTAGATCCGTTTGACTATATGTTTCATGAAATCTCAATAATAATCCGGCTGCCTGTGTTGTAAGGCTGGCTGCATTGCCATAGGCACTCTCGTGCTTTTCTGTAGCTATATCATAGTGACTAGTATCTTTTGGAAACCAAATCTTTTCCCATCTGTTTAACAGGGAGGCGTATGACGGAGTAATTCCACCTTGTTTCTTGAACCAAAAAAAATGTATAATGCTTTTTATTGTTGCTTCAAATTTAGTAGTGTATATATCTCTAGAGTAGATAGTTTCTGGAAGCTTTTCTACATACCTATAATCATATAGTCTTTCACATGTCTGAAAATCTTTAATCGAATTTACATTAAGGTTGATCATCAATCAAATCCTTCTCCACTTAATAGGTTTTGTAGGTCTGTTTCATCTGAATATGAATCCTTAGAAACGTGCTCATATTCTTCATATATTTTCTTTGCATCGTTGTATCTAACTAGAGGCGGATCATACATAAATGCAGATCCTGTAATTCTATTCTTGGGTATCTGCAATTGCATTACGTGTTCATCTTCAGTTTCATCATTTGATGCTAAACGTTTTTCTGTAATGAAAATAGTTACTGCGCACTTTTGCTGAATAGCGAGAGATCCACCAGTGTCTGATTGTTGAACAACTTCTCTTTTTTCTTTCATTCTATTTGAGTTTTCCTGTGCAGTAATAATTAGAGCGCAGTTCATATCTCTGGCTAGCTTTTCTAAGCGAACCATCATCTCTTCAAATTCACCCCAACGTGGCTTACCTTTTCCTGCACCTCTCGTAAACATTGATTGTATTGTGTCGATAATTAAAACATCTGGAATTTTATCCCCATGACCTATTAAGTCTCTTAGCCAAAGTTCAAGATCCTCGAAGTAAGGTGTGTCCGGATCATGGCGAACCATTAAACGATCCCCCCATTCCTCAAGCTTCGCCTTAAACTGATTTAGGTACCCTTGCTTTTCAGTCTCTGTCCATTTGTCTGATTCTGAATAAACATTCTTACCAATAATTTGGGTCATCAATATTCTTTCCCAGTGGCCAGTAGCTTCTTCAAAGTTTACAAAAAGAACCCTATGCCCAGTGTCTAACCAATGATTGGCTAGGCACTTTGCGAAGGTACTCTTACCCTTGCCGGAGGCAGCTATGATTGCGTGTACAGCGCCCTTAAAGAAGCCTCCCTCGTCAGTGTACCCCATTGCTCTATTGAGCGATTTAAACTGGGTAGACATGAAGTTCGGGATATCCAAGAGGCCATCGACTCTTGCCAGAATATCATTGGCGGTTGTTAATTTGTCTAACGGATTATATTTAATTGAACTTTCTAGTTCTTTAATCTGAGATGTAACTTCGGAAATTCTATCTACATCTTCTATTGACTTTAAGCCTTTTTTATTTAGAAGTAGTTGCAGCTCGTGTAAGTAATTTATTTGCTTACGCTTATTAGCCTTATGTTTAAGTAGCTCTAACACAGATTCTCTACTAGGCGTATCTACGCTTAAGATGTAATCCAGCATGATTGATATGCCAGCTCCTCCGCCTAGGGCGGAATAAATATCTGTTTCAGTTTCTAGCCAAGATTTAAAAGCTATTGAATCAACTATGTCTAGATTGGTAGCCCTATGAAAAGATAATAAAGCTTCATAGAATTCATGAGTTCCTTTTTCACCATGTATCAGTCCAACTATATCAGTAGGTAAATTGTCGTTAAAAAAAGCTATTGCCCCATGTTCTTTTAGACATAGGGCAAAGGCCTGATACTCTAACGGTGAATTTTCTGACTCAGAGATTTCTTCTATTGTCATCAATTTTAGAACCTTTTATTTTTCTGTATAGACTTTTTCTATACTCAGAGTTTTTCTTTTTTGCTTCGTTGTAGAATGGATTATCTGTAAGTGATTTTTTTTGTTTCTTATCAGAGATATAATCACTGGACCTAATTGCCTCCAGCATTCTATTATACACGCTGTCTTCAGTTAGGGAGTCGTTATAGCGAAAAACTATTAGAGCAATACCGTTATCTTTACAGTATTCGACTTTCTTTTCATCTCTCTTTTGGGCTTCTTCAAACTCATATTTAGATTCAAAAAATCTACTGGTGTAAAAAAAATGCTGACGTCCATGATATTCTGCCGCCAACTTATACGAGGGACAGTAAACATCAAATCTTAGCCTATCATCAATGTGATATTCATTTACTATTTCTTCACCTGGAAGGATCTTTTGCATGATCTGAGTTAGAGCTGTCTGACCTCTAGACATTTTTTTTCTAGATTCTTTCAACCAAGATAAACCTAATTGATTTATCTTTTTGTTGACTTCATTAACTGAGACATCTAGCTCTCTAGCTATTGCACTAATTGATAAGCTTGTCTCTAGTAAGAGATCGATCAAAAACTGTACATCATCTTCTTCTAGTTTATTCTTTTTATCTTTCATGCTACTGGCTGAGGATATGTAACCTTGCTCAAACTAAGTGTTTTGCCAAAATCTATGGTTGACATATTTAAGTTCTCCCATATTTTTGACATTAAAGCTAGACCTAATACTCCACAGTCCATAATGCAATAGTCAACTCCGCCTTCAAACTCTGCGAGTTGTGCATATATGCTATCAATTTTTTCATAATAATTAGTATAAGCTACGTTGATGATGTGAGTATTGTTTCCAAAGTGTTTTTGAATTATCTTTTTATCATGAAAAGTAATAACAACACTAGGTGTATTCTTAATGTAATAATTGACTGTTGAATTATATATCTCTTTATTATTCATGTAATAATATTCAAAGATATTAGAATAGTAATACTCTCCATTTTTATGGAGGCCTATCTTATAATGCTTACCGTCTTCGATGTCAGATACTAGCGAATGTGAAATTGCTTTCATTACATTTGGATCTGTATTCTTTAATGATGAGACTACGCTCTTTGCAAAATGACTTGGAAAAGAATTGTCCGAGTTTTTACTTAGGGCAATTATTGCTGATTTAGGAACATTGATGTATGAAAATTTTTTCTTCTTTTCCATAGCTGATGTTAAGTTGATGATGGACTGTGCTTGATTTAAAAATGTCATATTTTCCTATTAAATTCCAAATGTTCCCCAGTCAATTAAGACTGGGTTACTGTCCAATATTGAGTTGATATGGCCAAGATTATGAAACTCTCCGCCATCTATTTCTGTATATCTTTCATGCTTTATTTGCTTATCTTCATCTAAGATATAACCTAGATGTTGCATTACTAGCTTAGAGTCTTTCCAAAAGTTACCTTGTCTCATCCAATCAACTACATAGGTAGGTTCTGAACCGCAAGCCAATTTTTTATTTGCAAATCCGCCACCCTCTACAAATCTAAAAATTCTAGAGCTATTGTTTGGCGCCCAAAGCTTGTCTACTCGATATTGATTTTCATTCCACATATGATAAAATCTTACGTTAACTACATCCTGTGGAGATTGACTCAGTACTGTTCTAATGTCAATATTTTCCAAATGAAAAAGCTTTTCATCACAGTCAATTGCAACAATCCAATCACCTTTTTTGGCGAACTTTTCCATATTGCCCCAGGCATATGCTCGAAGCTTAGCTTCGTGGACCTTAAAGAGTGGCTCTGGTGACTGAAAAACTTCTGCGTACTTTGCAGCTATTTCAGGAGTATTATCAGTAGAGCAGTCGTCTGTGAAAATAATTTTGTCAACTTGACTGCTAAGTTTTTGAAGAACATCTTCTAAAAATCTAGAAGATTCATTGCGGCCTATCATTTGTGCATAAATCATTATTGTCCTAAGGGTAAAAAAGATTGAGGGGAGAGATCCCCCCCTCAATCTAAATTGAATACGATACGAAAGTTATTTCAGTTGACTAGTTGTTCGCGAGCTTCAATGGCAGAAATTCGCTCGATCTCTACATCGCTGCAGATGAGTTCTCCGGAAATACCAGAAGTACGACGACCGTTGCTCATTGCAATTCTTTGAGCTTCAGCCTTATTGTTTGCTTTAACTACTGATGTTGTTGTTACTGTGAAATACTTGAACTTATTTTCTGACATTTTAGTCCTTTCTAGACTATTTTGATGGATAATTGACTGCGATATATTCTATCGCATCTTGCATTGATGGTGCAAGCTTTGTTGCCATGTATTTTAGATAGACTCTATTTTTATTGGAGTCACAGCAGAAGACAACTGCTGGCTGATTGTTGAATTTAGCCCAAGCCAACTCAAAGTCAGTACCTATATACGCGCGATCTTGTAACATATACTCTACCAGAATGATATCTGCTCTGCGTTGCATGAACAAATTTTTCTCAACAATTTCTTCTGGTTCCTGATAGCCTACGTCTACAATACTCATTGGATCCAACACGTCATAGCCTGCAAGGTGCAAAGCTCTTGTTGCAGACTTGCGCCAAAAACGACCATAATCTTCAACGCCCTCAATTGCTCCGGAAAGAAATACTTTAAGAGGCATACGCTACTCCTGGCCAATAATATTCTAAATCAATTGCTTCATCAAAATATTGAGAATAGTATCCAAAATCTTTACGTAGAAGATTCGATCTGTGCGATCTATGAAATTCATTATTACCAAACCACGTTGGCATAATTATAGAGCTTGGTTCTATTTCTTCATAAGACATATTATTATTATATCCTCTACGAACCCATTCGCGTATAGTTGTGTTTTGATATAGCTTTAGGGCGGATTCATAACCGGTCCACATTAAGGTAACCGGATGATTACGCCACCCCGTGGTCTTAGTCCTATTTAATAAAACGTTAAGAACTTGAAAACTTTCTACACGTTGTTTCCCGAGACGACGATAATCTAATACTTCTACAGACTTTTGAAAATCTGCATACGGTAGAAATGTCTGCATTTTAATCCTTTTTGAATTCGGTAAATGTTTTGTCGCCTACGCCAAAGTATTCTCTAGCAAGACCAGATGCTATTATATCGTCATTGAGACATTCTCCAACGTTATTCCAAACTTTTCCAAGGATTCTGCCATACTTTTCATTCTTGTCAAGAATTGTTTCAATTTTAATTTTATGACCAGCCTTAGTTAACCATTGATCTGTAAATTCTTTAGCGGCTAAACCCATCTTTTTTTCTTCAAGATTAGATGTTCTGCTTTCGGGTGTATTTACACCATATAGCCTAATGCTTTTTGGGCCAAACTTAACTTCAAATCCCAAATCAACAATAACTTTGAGAGTATCACCGTCGACCACCTTAACGACTTCTGCGTTATAAAGGTATACATTAAATTTATCTGACATATTAATCTCTTTCTATTCCCATGTAGTCGCACGCTTTGCGAAATATTTGTTGACTTTCTTTGAACTTAGAATCTGCTTCTCCACCAACTACGGAAGACTTATGCCAGCTATGGCCAATGGAAACACTCCCGTCATAAACTACATTATATCCTAAATGTCTTGCAAAGTATGAACACCAGGTTTCTTCGTAGTAGTGAGGAGTCGGAAGAAAAGCTCCAGTTGCACCCGGATACATTTCTTGATACTTCGGATGATTTGTCAATGCATTCCATACTTCTCTTCGTATAAAATACGCTGAGCCTGAAACTGTTACGCAATTGACCCTATCTCTATGAAGTGAATCTTGAAGATCCAGCTCATGCCAACCACGATGCTTTGGAGCAATATTCGTACCAACAATTCCAGCGTGAGTTATGTGTCCGCTCTCGTTTCTTTGCTTGGGACCCAAGATGTGAATGTCTGGATTTTCATCAAATATATTTTGGATTTCAACTAGACTAGAAGTGCTCATCCATACGTCAGCGTTTAACAAACAGATTATATCTGCAGATCCTTTTGCAGCTAATTGATTACATGCTGCTGAGTAACCAATGTTGTCATTATGGTAAAATTGTTTAATTTTGTAGCGTTGATAATTATATTTTAGCCATTCAACACTATCGTCCTGAGAGTCATTGTCTGCTATATATAGATTCCATACCTTAGGATTCTTATGCGCATCGTTGTGCAGGCAGTCTAGAAACCTATTCAGCAGAGGTCTTGTATTATAGTTAACTATACATAGATCTATCAATTTAATTCTCCACTAAAAGTAATTGCTTCAAAAGCCATTTCCGGACTCATTCCAAAATCAATTAAACTAAAAAATTCTTGTTCAATACTTTCTAATTTATCTTCATTGAAAAATTCTTTGAATCTATTTAAATATTGATGTAGTGTTGGATTTTTTTTATGTTCTTCTGACATTTTCTTTGACCTATTCTGACCTAATGTATATCCAATTGCAAGTAAGTTGACAATGAAAAATAACCTATTACCATTCTTCATAGTCATCATCTATCGAATCAAAATGATTTTCCATAGCCTGCATTCTAACAGTGTCGGCTACTCTTCTGAAAGACTCTGCATACTCGTCTTCATTCTCACTGGCAAGATAATCGTATGTTTCTGCTATGTGCATAGCTGTTTCATAGTCTATCACTATAGCGGTTTCTCCGATTGATAGCTTAATGCTTAACTTGTTTTTACTATTCTGCTTCTTTGACATTGCTTTCTTCCTTATTATTGACTCTATGTATTGCAAGGTTGTCAGTATCTGGCTCAAATGTTACAAAAAAAATATTCTTTTCATCTAAAGAATATCCTTCCGGGGGAGGACTATCTAGCGCTATCTTCTTAGAAGAGCAACCATAGACTTGACTATGGTTTTTATATACTACCAAATAATTTAGCTTAGATGCTGGCATGATTTGCCTCCAAAACCTCTATGGAACACTCGGACAAAAACTTCTTCACCTTAGACCATTCCTTATAGGACTGATCCGATAAACAGTAAACTGTATCTACTGTTGAGTTAGCAATTAGTTTAGCACACGAGAAGCACGGTGGTCCATTGATATACATTTTTTTTGCTCTTGAAGAGTAGTCGGAATGCAGTAACGCATTTGCTTCTGCATGAATTGCTATGCAGTTATCATAAATGGAACCGTTTTCAGAACCCTGTGCTAGTCTCGGGCATCCGCCCTCATCACAATGCATTACCCCACTGGGCCCACCATTGTAGCCAACTCCGACTATATGACCGTACTCATCTACTAGGATAGCGGCATATTTTCTTTTTGCGCAGGTGGAAAATATCTTAGATATGGAACTACACAGGTCCATATATTGTTCATCTTTTCTATTCATAAAATTATTACTTTACCACCAACGCAGCCACTGCGCCTGAGACTAGACAAAGAAAGATTGCAACTGTTTTTTCTTTTCCTTTTGGAAGAGATTGGTTTAAAATTTGAAGGGAAACGCACCAATTAACAATCAGAGTAAATGCCAGGACCTTTAATATGTCAATCATGATAACCTTTAGTGAGTAGTTCTATGCAGGTCGGGAATTTGTCCAAGATCAGAGTATGTACCGCTCTTGCATATTCTTGTATTTCTTTTTGTGAATCTTCTGCCAGTCTTTGATTTAGGAAAAGAGCTACAGATTGCAAGCTAGCAGACCATCGATATATTACATGCATTCCATAAGCTGGCAAAAATAATCTAGCCTGTTCTGGTGCAACACCGTTTTGCATAGCCATAGAGTAAAGGGCTTCACCCTGAGCGATGTAATCCTGCAATTGTTGAGTTAGAAGTGATCCAGTCCAAGGATCTATTGGTCCACCGGATCCTTGTTTTTTGTCATCTGGAGATAAACGCCACTGCTCATTGGTGGGAATATAAAACTCCGGATCCATAGTAATGTATCTTCTACTTGATTCATTCCATGAATCCATTGTATGGTCAGAACCCACTACGTATTTCCAATGCTGACGAGCGACCATAAGGGGAGCTTTTACTTCAAAAGTCATAAATGCATGACGGAATGGTGACATATGATTTTCTCTTACCAAAAAATCTAATAGTCTTCCATCGTTAACTGTCATTTCTTTAGATTCTTTAGCAAATGATGCTCTCGCTGCATTAACTACTGATAGGTCAGAACCCATAACGTCAACTAATCTAACGTACCCATTGTTTAATACTGTAATTAATTTATTTTCATTCTGTTCCATCTTCAAAATCCTCATCTTCATCGTCAGCGATTACAAAAGAGATAAAGTTATCCGTCATGCAATCATTGAAATCTTCTGATATTTTATACAGTGAACCAAGTATATCAGACAATTCGCTATCTGGCTCGCCCAGCATATTTTCTCCGTCTAGGGAGGCTATAATTATTTCTGTAATATTCGAAATATTATCAGATAGCGCCTGTTGAATTAATAGCAGTTCTTTTGCGCCAAGTTTTACCTCTGACGCAAAAGAATCTGATATTTCTTTTAATTCATTAGAATTAACTATTTCAGAAAATTTCTTTTCAAAATCTTCATTCTCAAATTCATTTTTTTCAGACATAGTATCACTTGATTGGGCAAGCTCCGCCTTCACACTCGAGACTATCCAATAAATCCATATTGCTAGAGTCAGTAAAGTTAATTCCATCTTTAATCTTTGACTTTAACTTGTTATATACTTCTTCAGTAATTTCCTCATACGGGGCAAGGGTAAATCCATGCTCGCTATGTAGTAGGAACGATACTGATTTTACTTTGTTTTTATAATTCTTTTTCATCCACTCTTGAATCTCTGGAAGTTCTTCCTTCTTGTAGTAAACCGTAACGCTTACGTTATTGTCTGCCCACGTTGACTGAGCTTTAACTACCCATTCGAGTTGATTGATTGCAGTTATCTGACCTGCGAGAGTAGCATGCTCAGGAGTCTTACATGGAAAGTCAACAACGCAGATGGTGTGATTTTCTTTACCGTCTAACCCTACGTCATACTGAACTTTGTGTCCTTTATCTCTGCAGTAATTTACGAGTGGATCGTTGCTACCCATGCGCACTCGACGTATATAGTATTTTGCGTAAGCTGGATGAATGCCCGGAGTAACTCCCGCCAACAGACTCAGGGTTCCACTGGGCTTTACTGTCGTTAATTTAATTGACTTGTTTATTCCCAGCGTAGCAGACCACTGCTCATCTATTTGCTTAAGGTTTTTATACGCTTCATCAATCCAAGATAATTGCTCTTCTGTGGATTGCAGCCACCCTGTGATACCCTGACCTAATCTTCGATTTCTCTCAATGACATCTTGACTCTTCTTGTACGGATAGGCTAATGTTGTTATTGCCTTCTGAGTTTTATACAGCAGCATACTCACATCAAAAAGCTCTTCCTTTGAAGTGATATTAGGAAGGAAAATTTCAGCTAGATTACAAGGCTCTCCATCTTCTAGGCCAATTTCGCCACAAGGATTAGTGCCAATGACTTTTGAGTCATTGGCCTTTTCACCTAATCTACCATTTTTACGAATAAGGTTTCTATTAATCAAACCATAGGGTTCACCGGACCCATCATAACCCTTCCAGAATTCGTCAATGATCTCTTCGTACGCATCAGCATAGATTGAATTATTTGAATTGCCACGCCAAGCGGGAATGTCACCCTTACCCCAATTCTTCGCTTTTAAGAAAAGAAAATCATCAGGGTCTCCGATAGCTATTTGGGCAGATCGTCGAGCAGAGCCCGCTACAACTATCTTTCCGATGATATTAGCTATGTCCAAGGCGTCGATTGAGCGAATCTTTTTTCCAATACGAGAATTCAAAATATCGCAAATATTCTTAATTCCCTCAATAAGAACTTCAGGGCCAGACGCTGTTCCACCAAACGTCTTCAGGGGTGCGCCATACCCTCTTACTAGAATAGTACTATAAGTAAAGGATTCTCCAGTTTCAAAATAGCTTCTCAAAACTTTACCAAGTAACGCTGACCAACCCTTTCTTGAGTCGCCAACAATAAAGTCTGCGTCGTTAGTTTTTTCATGTCGAATAGATTGAACGTTTTGCACCTTGGGGAAATCGTGGACGCTTGCTCGCTCTACAGTAAAGCCAACGCCACCACCAACCATTAAGTGATCCATTAAGAATTGAAAATCTTCTACTTTAGAAATTGTTGTCATCCAACAGTTCACCAGGGAGACGCCACTCATCTTCTCCACTAATGGAGTTCCCAATTGCCATAGGCAGCGCCCAGCAAAGATGCCCTTAAGATTAAAAATGTAATCAAACAGTCTTTCTGCTTCTTCTGCTGTATAGCCTGCACCTATCTTCTGAGCGCCATCTATACAACGTGCTATTGTCTCGTGCCAATATTCTTTTCTACCTAAGGACTCTATTTCTCTAGAATAGGTTCTCCGATATACTATCTCGCCTAGACCATTAAATCCCCAAGGAGCTACCTTGTCTGCATATGAGTTTATAAAGTCTTTAGAAAGAATACTGTTTTCCATTTTTATCTCCTGTGTTAATTGCTATTGTTTTTATGTATTTATTATTAGTTTTAGCTAGTTCAGCTAATTTTATTTTCTTAATTTGTTCTACTGAATAAACGTTATGTATTTGCTTCTCAAAGAAGTAGCCACTTCTCCAATTGAAAACCTTATCTACATTAGACTTATGGTTCATGAATATATTACATATAACAGCCCCACCGTATGCTTTAACTAAGTTAGTTAGTTTGTCCTTTAGTATCGATGCATCGACTTTAGACATGTCTTCAAACTCTTCAGCTTTTTGGTATAGCCAATTGTAAGCTTGTCTTGTAATGGGAGATATATCTATCGGATCTATTATACCCAATACTATGATCTCATTTCTCATTGAATTAATTTTTACATCTTCTTTTAGAATATCTACGTAAAGAGTAAACCAATCATTTTTACTGAATTGAGCCCAGCCTGTACACCAAAATAATAGATTTGTAGCAGGGTCGGGGATAGTCGTTTTTTCCATCAGAGGAAGTATAGTAGCACAACTGATAGCCTTCTTTACATGTTCTTTTGCAGCTTCTTGATTTTGCATTTTGTTAACGGAGTTTTTCCATAGAGTAGCAATTGAGTCCTGCCACGATATGTCAGCGACGTAGAGCTTGAGGTACTTTTCGGCAACGCTTATAGGGAGCGAGTTATTATCAATGGCCTGTTGTACTTCTTGTATAGACATCATCAATCCTTAATAGTTCCAGATAAAATTATGTAAACATATATACTTGCCCAAGAAAACAGACAACCCCGCCTCATGTGGACGGGGTTGTTGTAACAATGGCTTTCTCATTCCTGCATTATAGCATGAGAGTGCCAGATTATGTTCTATTGAATTAATTTTTTATTGTTGCTGCACTCTCGGGATCACCCATTTTTGTTGCAACCAAACCTTTAACAACACTTATTGCTGCTGCAACTGCAGCTGTAGCTGCTGACTTGATTTCATCAACACCACCTACTGTGTAAACAGCAATAAAAGCTTGCGCCGCTGTCCATATAGCTCTTTCTAAAATGTCTTTTTGTAATTTATTCATAATGCCTCCCTTAGGAAAAATTCTTTCTAATTAGCTTCTCTATAAGAAGATGAAAAGTTAAACCTAGCCACACTCCTGTGAATATGCTTCCTGTTATTCTATTTTCTGTATGCCTCCAAAAAGCTCGAGTTAGTGTCTCGATTTTTTTGGACTTTATAGCATATATGTCATACGCTATAATCCCGAGGGCTAAACCGCCCCAAGCTATGGTCCCACTTTTTTTATCATCTCTTTCCAAGATGAGCGGGGTGCCAAACATCTTAGAGAGCTTTAGCGGAAGGAACTCCATTAAATTCTTGGACCTTTTCACGACCATAATCTCCAGTAGTATTTGCCTGACCATAACCGCTAGTGAATATTACAGTGCTAGTGACACCATTAAATTGAGTCGGTTGGAAGAATCCAAACGAAGCAGCTGCGCCAGCAGCATCTGTGCGCTGAGCATGGCCGGTGTTGGCAAAAATATCAGCAGAGGGTACACCGTCAAATATATTGTTATCATATAGAGCGTAATCGTTAACTCTGTTGTATGCATGTCCAAACGTTGAGGGGAATGCAGATGCGCCAGCTAAGCCCTTGTATTCATTGGGCTTAAATCTAGCTCCATCATACGTAGCAGAACCGTCAGGGAACGTTCCAGAAAGGGGATGAACGTATAACGTAGATCCGTTAAATATCTGGGACATAAATCTATTGCCCGGGAACTGGCCGGTGCCAGGATCAAAATGATTGTCCGGAGCACCATCTAAAACATGACTTGTGCTGTATAGTGGATAAAAAGAGTAAGTGCCAGTGCCCTTAGCTTTTCCTGTCATTGATGTAAGTGGGTTGACCATTCCGGCAGTGGTTCTACCCTTTAAAACTGGTCTAGGTCCTACGTAAAACGTTGCCATTTATTTTCTCCTTATAAAAAGATACGTGTCTTTATAGTACACCTGAAATGTTTTTTTTAAACCTTAGTTGTATTGAATAATTAAATCAGACAAAACAGGTGCGGTTGTGTCGTTTGCCATATTAAGAGTAATTTCAATCCATACGTGGTTATTGGCTCCTGGATTATCCAGGCTATAGGTTCCACCATTGTCATATATAATTCTATATTCAAAAACATTGCCTATTTGACTTAGGGGTACATTATATATTTTCGGCGTAACATTAGTTATTTCTTCAATTACGTCACCAGTCTTTGGGGTATATTTTATTATAGTTCTTCCAGTGGGTAGAAATTTATCATATCTTATGTCTAGGTCCGAAAGACCATAGGTATATATGTAGTTTCCAAGTTCTGTAAAGTAATTTTTTTGATTAAATTTTATTCTTATGGCAGTAATATCTGTACTCGGGAATTGATAACATAGGGGTCCGGAGTTCTTTACTGAGTCTGCACCTGAGGTATTCCATCCTCCGGGGGCAACTTTCCCAATTGCCGAAAGATCACCATCGTAGTATCCCTTAGAATTGAGTGGTATCCATGTATCAGTATCTGACAGTGATGGATCTGTATTGGTAGTATATTCTATTGAGTAAATTTCTACGCCAAATGCTGGGAATGGATTGAGTTTAATTGCATTTGTTTTGCTTGATCCTGATATTTCAGGAGACACTCTTACGTAAAACATCATCTGAGCTCCAGTTATTGGATTACTAGGAGAGATTACTGTTCTTTTCCAAACCTTATCAGGAGAATCTAGAATAGCATTATACATGGGGGTTGAGTCAATGATGGCTCCATTAGTGTCAACTCCAGCAAAGCTCAGACTAAGCATAGCCTTAAAGTAGTCCGGGACGATCTGTCCGACACCCGGCTGTCCAAATTTAAGTTTTGAAAAAGATCCGCTAGAAACTTTGGGTAGAGAGATTATATTGTATGTTGGATCAAAACTTAATAGTTCAGTACCTGATACGGCAAAGCTTGTCCCGATAAAACTAGAATAATCTAGCTGAGAAAATGAGTGAATAGATAGAGTATTACTTTCAGACTCTAGTGCCTTGATTCTGTCGGAAATATCATTGATGGCGTTTGCCAAAAAGGTGTGATCCTTAAGAACGCGCTCAAAAGCTGCAGACAACTTTGTGTCAACCATATTTGATTTATTATACAAATACACTAAGTCTTGATAGTTCTCTTCTATTCTGGAATTATAATCAGAACTATCAACAGGGCCATTGTATTTGTAATCTCTTTTTTTAGTTTTTAAAATGTCTGACATTTCAGTTACCGTTTTCTAATAGTGAAACTTTGTAAAATAATCTAGCCAGCTTTCCGCTGAGCTTATTAGTAGTATGTATTTGTAGTGTTTTTATTGGTATTACAAAAGCCCGGACTGGACGAACATAAGCTAGAGTGCTCTTTATAGTGCTACTCTGAGTGCCAAGGGCAAAATTTTGAGCCCACGAATTAGTACCGCTGACTTCGGAGGAGTTGAAATATGTGTCTGTAAAATTACTATTTAAAGCGGCACGGTTGATATATATTTCATTTAATTCATCTAGTGAGGGCAAAAACCAATCTGATTTGTCCCCAAAAGTTAACTCACTACAATAAACTGCAGCTGAGGTAGCTGAGGTACTTCCTGACTCAGTTACTATGTCTATAGTATTTTGCTCTCCGGAACCAATTGCTGTTTCGTCAGCTCCAGATCTTTGCTTGATAGATACAGAATTGTCTATTGTGCCAGTCCACGAGTAGAGTGACGAGGTGCTACCGTCAAAATATGTAGTACCGTCTGACGTCTCGCCAAAAAAGACGCTATCTATCTGATGAGAGTCACCAATGGCACCTGTGTTGGTGCTGATTAGGCGTAGGTCTGCTCTGGCTGCACCTACTGGTGCTGTACCTGAAATAGACAGACGGGTACTCGTAGTGCAGGCATTGGCAGAACTATTTGCCAAACTAATAAAAACACCTGCGCTGTCGTACCAGTCGATACGTGCGCTGTAAGTTCGCGCACCTACAAGTCTCAAGACTTGTGCAGAGAAAGTGTAACTTGTGCCCTCCGTTATAGGGAACACGCCAGTGCCGCCGCATGAGGGACCGTACGCAGCTGTCACTAATGCAGATGACACCATTGACCATGAACCACTACCACCCGCAATAGTACCAGCCGTTTTCGTATTCGTACAAGAGGTGCTCGTCGTATTCCAGTTTGCAACATCAAACTCAAACGACGGGTTAATGATTAAGTTGGCACGTCCGACGAGTTGGGAACTACTAGCGTGTGCTGTACCTGTCCACATTTTGCCTGCCATGCTACCGTCAAAATAACTGCCCAGTGCTGATGACTGTTCAAATAAAATATTATCAAACTTAGTTGTCCAACCAGCAGTTAAGCCAGTAGTCCCTGATGCCAAAATTATTCTTGCTTTAGTAGCAGTTGCTGGGGCAGTCCCAAAAGCAGACCTTCTCACCCAGCCAGCAAGTGTAGTTAAGTTTCCACTTCCAGCACTTGTATTGTCAGATATATAAGTACCTGCAGATGTAAACCACTGAACTCCAATATAAATGTTCCTTGTAGAACCAGAAACATTACGGCAATAAGCGCTTAGATAATATGGTGTATTTGGTGTAACAGTAATAAAATCATGATAAGCCAAGTTGTAGTCTGTTGCGCTTGAAGTTACAAGAAGATCGCCAGAGCCAGAATAAGGAGAAACAGTGTTTCTGCTTATTGTTGCACCACTTTGTCCAAGCCAATTATTTGTACCTGTCCCAAACGACGGATTAGCTATTAAGTTCACACGAGTTTTAGACCAAGTTCTTGTAACCTGCGTTTCTATGGGGGCAACCTCGAAATACTTTCCTGTTGTATTACCCGTTGTCAAAGGAGTGATAAATATTTTTCCTCCGCCAGGACCAGTATCTCCAATTTCGTATTGTGGATAGGAATAATCGTCATAGATTTGTACACCAGGTATATCGTAAGACAGTCCATCATCCAAGTTTACAGTTAAGTTAATATCATTAATGTCTCCAATAATATATGTCAATTTTTCCAGTATACTTGCATCTGTGTTTTCTAATTCATTAAGTATTCTTGAAAAATCAGTTTTTAATAAATTACTTTCTAAGTTTTCAGACAAACTATTTCTTGGAGACTTAAATTTTATTCTATTCAATTGGAATAAAGGTTCTCTAATTCTATATTTATTTTCAGTTTTATTAAAAGTAATAGCCATTTTAGCCTTCTTCGCTGTGCTTGAATTTAACTCTTATACTATCTATTGATGGAGATACTAATGGGTTACTTGACCTGTATAAATCTGCCCTATATCTAACTGCATCGATGGGTCTAGTTATCTCTGAAAAATACTTAATTTGAGACACGCCACTCAAGGATTGTGATGCAACGATTTCCCTAGAGCCAAATACATTGTCTATGGTGAATGTAAAGGATGAATCTGATACCCGTTGCCTGAATTCGTATGGATCTAGATAGGTGAAATAATCCAAGAATAAAGTTCCATAGTCAGATATTGATTTTCCAGACATAATGTTGAAATTTATTAACCCTTGAAAATTTTTATCATACGCAATTTTTATAAAGTTTATTCCTTTTTTAAAGTTCCATTCGACATCTCTGCTAAGTGTTCCGCTAGGAAGATCAGCTATTAGGACGTCATTAAGGTATATGGCTAAGTTAAAATCTTCTCTACTCTTTGTTACCATATGCACAGCACTGTTTTCTGAATCGCAGTTAATCTTAGCATCCAGTAGGCCTGAGCATATATCGTAAGGGCCTGGACTAATGGAGCTTAATTGATTTACTATTGGAGAACTAACAGTTACATCTGATCCATTAACAGCGTTTACTTTTTCGCTCCATATATTTAATGCCCTATATATTTCTACTGCATTTACGGATGAGGATCTGAATATTATATAGTTCTTAAACGAATTTATTCCAGACAAAATAAACGGTTGCTTAATGACCTCTGAGCCAACTACTGCTATTCTATAAACGCTCTTACCAAAATATACAGACGTATTGGGATTCAATTCGTTTACATTAAGGGACGTTGTATTCAAGTCAATTAGCTCAAATCCACCCTTGCTCAGTCCACCATCCTCTATGGTTTTCATAGACTTAGTTGATGATTGTAAGTTAACCGATGTTGGATTTGAATTATTATTTGCATTGATTGGATCAATCGCTATCCAATTAAAGTTTTCGATTCCAACAGCAGATGGATTATCTACTGCTACAAAATAGCTTATGTCATAGCCGGATCCCGTTTGGTGATTTACGTCAAGCGCAACTGACTCTATTGTCAATAGTCCATTGTCAGTTACTGGAATTGATAATGGTTTAGATATCAGAGTTGCTCTTTTGTCATGATATTTTGCACCTATAAAAAGGTCCCTTAGTCCAAAATTATACATATAAGGCTTGTCAGAGTTATTGGAAGTTTCATCAGCATATGTTTTAAACATAGTTAATTTAATTCTAGAGTATTTCAATGGATTAAATGTAAAAGAAAATCTATCATAATCAGATCTTGAATTCTTTATTTTTATTTGTTCCGGAATTGAGGAATCATTTGCAGTTGCTGTTACAATTACGGTAACTGGACTTGCTGTTAACAGTGTTCCTTCAATCTTGGATATTGTAAAATTATTATTGATAGGGATATCAATATCCATTGAAGTCAAAGATGATTGTGCAGATTGATGCTTGTAGCTCCAGTATGTATCAGTTAACCCATCTAGAGCATTATCGAAATCACTGATAGAGGTATTACTGTAAACCTCTGCGCCGTTTTCAAATATTGAAACCTTTACAGATTGAATATCCACTATAGACGAAGATATCATATCAAATATACCAGAGCTAATTTTTGGAATAGTTACATTTCCTATAGATGTATCAACAAAAGCGTTAGTTAGGGACATGTCTATGTTATCTGTGTTTGAAAAATTATCAACTAAAGAATAAAAAAATCCATCTGAATTTAAATTAGAAAATATTAATTGATCCACCTTTCCTTCTAGTTCTCTTCTTTTTGTCTTTAAATTTGACAACCTTTTATTTAAAGAAGTTATTGTTGACATTAACTCATGGTTGTTTTCATTGACACATTCATATAGAATTTCTAGATTAAATAGAGAAGTTATCATTAACTCATTAAGGTCAAAATGATTAATTGTATTAGATTGATTTAGAGAATCGTAGTCAACAGAGATAGGAATGCCAATTTTATTGCTTGAAAAATATGTATTGAATATTTTTCTTATTTCTTGCTCTGAGGGTTTATTACCAGATGAATAAAATAGTTTGTATATATTATTTAAAAATTTTCTTTTTTGTATCGTTGCTATGTTCATGATTTTTTAACCTTAGCTATTAATTGGTAAGAATATATACTTGGAGTGAAATTTATTCTATTTTTTTTAACTATTTTTATCTTAACTAAAATATTTTTTACCTCTTTTGGTATTGTAGGATAGCTAAGGTACGATCCGCCAGATAATCTGTATTCATTCAGAACTGATTGATTAAAGAATAATACTTCCGGTATACCTGAAAAGTCTAATTGTATAGGAGATATCTGAATCCAATTACTGCCATTATCCACTGAGATATATCCTAATATAGATACATTTTTTAACATCTCCTCATCAATGTTGGAGTTAATATCTAGCATGACTGACTCTACGGGAAAATCAAAACTGAATGGTAACGAAACCATTTCCAACTGCGAATTAAAAGTTTCTTTATAAACTTCTATATCCCTTAGCCCTATACACCAGCGCTTAGCCGGATATCTTTCCTTAGATGTTTCCAGTGGTATTGAATATTTTGTTATTCTTTCCTGAGCAGTAAAAGACTGCTCTATTACAGTTATCATATTTACCGTACTTCCGTCATCTAGCAGTGTTGGCGTGGCCTGATTTAAAATGTAAATATCTAATAAATCATCAAAGTCGTTTTGAGCAGCGTCGATTGTGTCATAGTTTTTATTTTTTATTTCATCTTCGGTAACATCTATAGAGTCTAAGAATCTTGGAACACGTATCACTATAAAATTGCCATTTATATCCTTGTTAGGAGAATTTTCTGAAAACCATCCCTCAAAATACGCCTTCACTTGCTCATTGGATGGGTTAGTTATACTGAATTCTATAACGTAGAACTTTCTTGCAACTGGCTTCTTTTTAATAAAAACCTCAATATACTTAGAGGCTTTTCCTAATTTTGAGTATTCTGTTGGATTTGAAATCGTAGGTAGGAGATTATATCTGTTATATTCAACCTTTTCGTATATGTCCTTATTCAAGGCATCAGGATTAAAGCGTTCTAGGTTTGCAAAAGGGTTATTTATATTCGAGGAGGTTGGCTTCCAATATACGTGTTGCATTTCTATATTGGAATATTCCTGCTGCTTAAATGAAACTTGAACTTTAAAGACTTGCCTCTCAGCAAATCTTACTGTTGCCTTACTGTAAAAGTATGATTTAGCCATTTGCAAGTTTAGCGGAACCAATGAAGACCCTATATATATTGGAGCATCAAGCACTTCTTGTGATACCCCATCTTTTCCATATACTACTATGCTAGTAACTTCTACATATTTCATTGAACCAAAGTATGGAGTGATATCTATGCTATTAGCAACAGAGCTATTTGAGGAAGCCAATTCCAGGTCTAGCACCAGAGGGTCTGCGGTGTTGTGAGTTGACCAATCTACTAAATCACCTTCGCCAGTATTTGAACTATTAAATTCAGATTTAATATATTTAAATTCATTTTCCCTCGCCGGAATAGAGGGTTGGGGTGTTGGTTTACTCTTGTCAACGTTCAATGCTTCATATTCAAAGTAGGTTAAGGGATTAGAATCTTTTAAGCTGGTAAGATTATTTAAAGCAGAACTACGTTCAAATATGTATTGATATTCACTGCTTTCTTCCGAGTCTGTAGCCTTGATTACTTGATGACTATTGCCGATAAAGCCTCCGGAACTTAAAACTTTTACTAGGTTAGCATTCCATTTTTGGGCAGCAGATACAGACAGGCTCATTATTCCATTTTTAATTAATGGATTTAATCCAGCCTGTATTCTGGAATAGTCTATCAAGTCATCGTTATCAAAAGAATCTCCTACATAATAAATATCATCAGCTGGACTTCTGGAATACATCTGTAAGATTTTAGATTTTGATGCTATTCTTTCTGAAAATCTTTTTTCATTTTCTATTTCTGTTGAAAATAAATTAAATATACTGATCGACTTTGCATTTAAGAAGTCAACTTGACTAGCTATAGCATTAAGGTCAGTTGAACAGCCATCGAAAAATAGATTAACTTTTGATGAGATTGGTGGCTCACCCTTAATAAACGGATAATACTGAGTTAACGGTGCACCGATTTGTTCGCGCACTTCAGTTAGAATATTTGAATACTCACTCGCTATTTCTTCTTTAGAAAAAATTCCCCTAGAATTAACTACGTTAATTAATCTAGATACTTTAATTAATAATTGCTGATATGTTAATAGATTTGCGGATAATTGTGTCATATAAGTCTCTTTATCTTAAGTAGGAATTTAATTTTCCATAATATGGATCATAGTTTATTGTTTTCATTTTTAATATTAAACTATCAATTGATATTGGATCTGTTGATTCCGTTATGTTTTTTCTTAGAATTATCCTAAACCTTAAGTCATTTGGAATATACTGATATATTACCTTAAAAGCAGTATTTATGTTTTTATTAAAAACAATTCCTTGTCCACTGTGAATAAAAATGGTATCATTGGTATCATAAAAACTATTCGTCTGAGAAGTAGAAGTGTAGTTAGTTATATTAAGGGCATAAGATCCATCTGATAGCTGAACCCTTACGGGAGAATATCCGGCAAAGTTTCCTATAAAACTAGTACCAGTAACTTTGCTGAAAAAAGCGTTAGTTGCAGCGCCGGCGCTAATGTACGGAGTATATGATAACCTAATATAGCTATTTGAATCAGTTTGTCTGAATTGTTCACCTGGTCCATTTTCTGTCCCAAAAGATTTAACTGATTCAAGAAATATATTTTGTCTAGTAAAATCAATTTCATCTGGTGAAGACGTGGAATAATCTAAGGAGTAGCTAGCTACGTAAGTGTCTGCCTGATTCAAGGATTCAATGGACAACGTAATTGTTTTATTACCATTGGAATAAACATAACTAGCGTTACCTCTTGGTATCAACATGCCATTCTTGTAAACATTGATCGAATTATCTATTGCGCTAAAGCGAAGCGTTGCTTTTTTAGATGCTGGATCAAAAAATAATATTTCAGATTCTATAAAAGAAACACCATAAGGAACTATCGGAGTCCAATCTGACTCTCGGTTTGGGGCAGGCTTGTTAGAAATGGATACTTCATAAGAGGCTGCAGAGCTTAGATCTAGCCCGGAAGGTACTAGCGAGAGGGAATTGTTTGCCTGATTAATCTTTGCCTTTAGGGCAGTTACTTGCCCATCTACTGGAATTTTTTTACTAACAAAAACAGCTTTATTACTTGCTTGATCTAAAGTTTCAATTAGCTCTATAGACTTTAGTGAAAATGAATACTCGTAAGATTCTTCAGATTCTGTTATCTGAGAATTATTAACTGCATTGATGTTGGGGAAGGAAATCATTGGATCAGAGAATTGATTACGATAATCTGCCATTGTATTAGATGAATTATACTGAGTAAATCCAGGTTGATTAATTCTACTTGTAACCCTGCTATTCATTCCCATTTCTAAATATTCTTTGTTATCAAAAATATTTAATTTACCAGAGAACCCGTCCAACATCGTATTGACTAGGTTAACAAATATTGGAGTATTAGAAAATACATTTGTGTCTTCCATAATTAGAGAATTGAAATCTTTAATTTGTTCATTTAGGGTTGAGATATATGAACTAAACTCAGCGGGAAATCTGTAAGTATAATAATCGTTATCTAGGTAATTGTTTTTTGATAGGCCAGCTATGGTATTTTTTCTAACAAAAAACCAATAAACTATATCTTGAAATTTGCTAAACCTTTTAGCTCTATCATTAATTACTGCCTTTACAAAGGAGTCTAATACTCTTGCATTTAGCTCTGAGGACAACGCAGTCTTATTCGATCTGGTATAGTTTGATTGATTAAAAATAAATATAACTTTTTTTACACTTTTTTGATCAAATCTTAATTCGAAAACTCCATTGATTAGTCTTGGCTCATCTAGGAGGGTTGTATAATTTTCTGCGGCACTGCTATTGTTTGACTGCTGTGGAGAACCATGAAATAGTACTACCTGAAGAAGTTGAAAGTTATTAGATTCATTTGGATTAAATCTAATAGTATCAATATTTACGCTACGTTGTAAATCGATTTCAGATAATGTGACTGCCCCTTTAATTAGAGAGTAATCATACTTGATATATTTTAAAGATTCTGTGATTTGAGAATCAAGTATAACCGGGCTCTTAACAGTTATGGTCCATGAGTCTGATAGGTTATCATTAAATAAATTAAAGAAATCATTATTAGTAGTTATGTAATTACTATAATTTGTTTTAATATTAATATTTTTAATGTTTCTAATTATATTTTTTATATCTTGAGAGTTGCCAATTTTTAAAACCCCAAGAGATCCATCTACAAAAGCGTTGCCGTTTTCTCCAAATTGAACATTATCTCTATCGGGAATATTAAATCTGACATTATCTGACCTGTAGTCATTAATGAAACTGTCAAATTTTTCTATATAGTTAGCGTTAAAAAGATCATCTTTACCAGATATGAATTCGTAATTATCAATAAATAATTCTAATTTATCTAAATCATTTTGAACTTTATCTATTTCTGAAGAAAAAATATCCACCATAGATGACAACACTAGACCATGGGCATTTGCTGCAGAAAAAAGTTGTTGCTCCCTTAGATATAGATTTCTAAATGAGTCAATTAATATTTCTTTTGAGATTACAGAGAATGCTGGTATCCGTGACGCTGAAAAGTTTTTGTCAACTACATTAGCATTTATTTTATCTACTAGTGATGATAGTTCTACTTTAGAAATTTTCATACTTTTGATTAAAGAAGAAATACTAGTTCTAGTTGAAGAAGAGTATTGATTTATGGTTTCTGGTAAATAATTTAACATTTTAGTTCCAGTCTTCTCCAGCTATATCCTGGAGATCAAAGACAACTCCAGCTGTAAGATTATTTTGAATTATACTATATATTTCTTTTTCATCAATAAAATTATCTTTAACTTCTTTTGGTATTCTAATTATAACATATCCACCCTTAGTATAAGTGTCTCCCTGTGCAGGATATGTGTCCCAGTAGGAAAGTATTTCATCTATACTTTCAATTATTTCCGAGTTTTGAATAGACGCCTTTACTCCGCCACCCCTTAGTCTTAGGTCTGCCAATTTTGGATTTTGCCTATTGGGATCGTTTGTTACGTATGTAATAGCTATCATTAAAGCAAATGGATCATAATTGATGGAGAGTATGTCAAAAATTGTTGGATCATAAGTAAAGTTTACACTCTGAGTATAATCGTGATCTAATATTTCTGTGTATTCAACTGATTGTGGATTCAGATTGCTATATGTTTTTTTATATATATTTTTTGGAGTTATATATATATAAAGTGGCTTATCAAATTCAATAACATCTGCGTTTAATAGGGGGTTTAGCGGAATCGGATCTCCATCTACCTGCCTTAATAAAATGTTTCTATTTTCGGTTGTATAACAAACCTTAATAAGGGAATTGCTTGATGGAACTAATGGACGTTTAAAAGTTATTACCCCGGTATAAGAGTTTATATCTTTAATTAATCGGTATGGTATTTCCGCCCAGTCGCTATCTATTGTTTGTTTTGTAAATACTTTAATTTCACTCTTAATTAATCCAGATATGGATGATGAATAACTTGTTGGATGATTCCAATTTAATATTGGAGTTCTCTTTACTTTTATATTTTTACTATCTAATATTATAGGATATTCATCAGTAACATCATAGTGCCCATGACCATATATCTTTGACCAAGAAACATTTTGTTGATCCAATGTACTATATTGTGCCAGTAAAGACTGATCTTTATAATCTTTCTTCCAGTCAAACCATTGATTTCTTGGAGAAATATATATCTCTTTTGAAAAAGCGCCGGGTGAGACGGGGAGCTCCCATGAGTCAAATTTAGATAAATTCGGACTTATTTCATTAACCTTAATAGAGCTTGAGGAATTATATCTTACGGAATATACTGGAACTAGATACTTTAGCGGTACTTTACTTGGTATGAATGTACTAGAATTATTAAGACCAAAAAACTCATTGTCACCAGGTGTTCCATCTGCATCTAGTGCGCATATTCCAATGAATATATTTTCAACATTTCTGCTTAAAGAATTTTCTGATCTTGAATAAAAGTCAAGATAGTTTAAATAATTTCCTAAGAATTCTTTTTGTCCTATATCATAGAATCCATATTTAACGCCATCATCTGGAAACTCACTAGTAATTGAAAAGTATCCATACTGAAGATCTCTCTCTTCTAGAACGTCTCTATTATGAGATGGAATATCATTGATCGCAGATTTTATTTGGGTCATAGTTGGAATACCTTTTGCAGTGCCGTCTGCGTTACAGAAAAGCAGGATCCCCTCTCCGTAATTTATAGTGTTCTTATCGATTGCTGATAATAAGGTTCCGGATACTGTCTTCATTCGATTATTAGATAAATCATTTGAAATTGTTGTCACTAATGAATCGCCGTAATAGGTTGCTGATGTTTCAACCTTAAGTATGTTATTATCCTTAGAAACGGAAACTGGGGTGCCCTCCAATGTAACTTGCCCCCTAGATATAACATTATCCAAAGATATGTCCGATAGCACTATAGGCTGACCTGTATTTCTGTTGCTAAACGAATCGACTATTATGTCACCATTATTATAATTGACACTATTTAAAGTTAATTCATCTTCAGGAGTAAAAATAATAGAAGTATTTTCTCCCTCAACTTTTGAGGGATACTCAATTTTGGAAATATAGTGATTACCGTTTCTCAATGACGTTAAAGACTTAATCCTGCCTAAGTTATCTAATGGCACTAGCTTGGATGTGATTGGGGAAATATTTTGCACAGTGCCAGAAATCGATACGGTTACCGTAATTAGCTTGGGTGGAAAGTAGTCTTTATATCTTGTCTCAGTATAAGGTTCTCCAGGCTTACTCATGCCTTTTACGTCTATTCTTGCGATAGAGAAACCTTCAGCTTCTCCAAAACCAGGTATTTTATTTCCAATAATATTAACAAAAATATATTTAGCGTCTTCCCTACTTCTACCGTTCATGGGAATCTTTATTTCCCCCGACTGTGCCGATAAATCTAGTAATTCAATTCCGCCAAATTTGAAAATATCAGTTTGATCAGTGGACGACCATCCAATTGCTGCAGCTTTGAATTGCCTCCATTTCGGATCTGCGTCTGCTGTAATAATAATCTCATTAACTGTCAATAGACTATCTGGTATCTTAAAAAAAATGTAATCAGACGCTATTGATGGGCCGACCGTTCCGCTAAAACTTAGTTTTTTATATGATCTATCAGAGTTAATAGAAGAGGTGGTGCCCATATTTTCTACGGCAATGATGTACTTTCTTATGTCTGGAGAGGCAAAGTTTCTCCAGCCCTCAAATACTTCTGGGGTTGACGCCTTCATATTTAACCAGAACTTAGCCAAGTACCATTTAGTTTCACTATCTACTTTGCCGTCAATATATATTTGATTATTATTTGCCTGAAAGACCTTAACGGAAGCGTTTGTTACTGGACCATATAGCCCATCAATAGCCTTATTATAGTATCCATTAGCCGCTAATGTATACTGTATGTATTTTACGTATTCATGTGATGACATATTTCTTAGCTCTCATGTACTAGTATTTTTTAGGGGTTGTAACTTATGAAGCTTGCTGGGAAAGTACCCAAGCCTAGGCTATATAGTTGCGCTTGGGTTTGATTAAATAATGTTTTTACAATAGTGGAAGACGCAAAATTTGCAGTGGAGAAAACAAAAATTATATTATATTTACCAAATTCGCCTTGATTAGCTAACTTACGTACGGAAAATTGAGTATATAATGCTAAACCGGCATCTGTTGAAATCGTTCCACCCTTGAAACGAGTAAGTGTTATTATAGCGGGATTAGTTCCAGGCGCAATGACACCAACATTTTCCACTCTTATTATATCTGGTCTACTTGCGGTTGAATCGGCAATTGGAACAACAGGCGGAACTGAAGTGGTGTCGGGTGGAAGACTGGCGATGTAAGCAGCTATCGCTGCCCAGTCTATTACGTCTTCATCGCCAGGATCACCGCCACCATCTACTGTTTGCTTCCATATCCCTGTTATTCCGTGTATATCTATATCTCCAGTATAGGGAAAAACATTTGAACTTTCTGAGACTTTAGTACTGCGTTGCAAGTTAAGGTCGTCAATGGCAGACTGAAAGTTTTTAGCTTCTGCAATAAAAGGTTGTGATTCTGGAATTATTGTTACAATATCAGGTATTAATTCTATACCTTTTCCGTCAATTGCTATTGTGGCAGTTAATGACAGGTCACAGTCGAACCCATAAGGTTCGTCCATTCCCTCAAATGAAGTAAACTTAGAAGATAATTTAAATGGATAGGAATTAAATCCTGAAGAAAATCCTATTCCTGAATTAAGGCTTCTGGTAGATGATGTACCAGCTGGTCTTTCCACCAATAGGTGAGGCCCAAGTCCAGCTATCCTTTGTAGTGACGGAGAATACTTCTTAGTATAGGCGAGTAGAGGTCCCCTCGCTGCGCCGGATACCACAAATTTATAAAGTGAATAAGATGATGGTATGTTCTCGGTTATGCTTGGACTAGGAATTACCTCGGCATTGACGAACCCTACGTCTGGATTTGTGACTTCTACATAAAATGTAATATCTTCAACACTAAGTTCAGCTAATAAATTACGCTGAAACTCTGGCAGCTTTTCTAGCATTTTTGTTTTTAAATAAGTGAAAATACTAGGACTATTTGATGATGTATCTTTTGTTAAATTTCTAGCATAAACACTCTCGGAATCGACATTTTCAAATAAGATTTTTTCAGAATCTTCTAGGGCATCTGAATACATTACCCAAGATGAGTCCCAATCTGTAACAAAATTAATTAAAGATGAAGCTGTTGTTGGCTTCCTTTCTGATTGAGACTTGCAGTATATCCCATAGGAAACCGCATTGAAAAGTAACTTGAAAGGCCCTTCAACTATTGCGGAAAAAACGTTGTTGTCATTTTCAATATTTCCATAATGAGATACAGCGTTATTGGAATCAACCACCTTATCTGGATAAGCTAAGTTATATACTGAGTTACAGTAAGCCAGTAAATTAAATGTTGTAGCAATAATATTACCCTTAGATAGGGTGTCTACCAGATTGGTAGAAGCGGGAATAATTGCCCCTATAGGATACTGCGCAGAGGTAGTGGCTCCGGCCTTAAGGAAAACATTGTCGTTTGCTAAAGATGAAAAGTATTTATAGGTTTTTGGCGAACTAGCATTTCCGTTTATGAGTCTTGATCCAAATATTCCGTAATAGTCTTTTTCAAAAATATTATCCGAGAGAGACCATCCACCATTTTTGGTAGAGTCCACAAGATAGTTAGTGTCTATCATATCAACAGTGTTCGCAGTCGCTCCATCAGACATTGCTAACTGAGTTCCTGCATTTAACTTTGATGCATTTGGACATAGTGATAGATCTAATATTAATGTGCCAAATTTATTACCCGTAAAATCATTAATTTTTTCTGCCTGTTCACGAGTAATCTCTGCGTCAGGAGACCAGACTAAAACATCATACCCAGAAATATCCGTTGTATCTATGTTCACTTTCCAATAGTCAGCTTGATTTTTATTTATACCATTTTGTGCTAATGGATTGGTGAATTTTAGACGAGTAAGATTGAAGGGTGAGTTTTCAAGTCTATATATTGCGTATGGATTTGTATTTCCATTGTTTGTATTTTGGCTGTTTGAGCTCGTGCATAGCACTGCTGCTTTTACAGTTCTAGAAAAAGTTCCCGAAGATATGTCAGACTCAACACCATAGTAAACTTGATTAAAATTGAGGCTTCTTTTAGTTCTTGCTATTATTCGCCAGTTAAAAACTTCATAAGTTCTATAATCTTTAATAGCTTTACTGGGCACTATAACCTGGTAGCCATTTTCTATTGGTTGATTATTCAAATTGATATTAGTATATTTTTGATCTATTTTTTTTATAGAAAAATTCTTTGAGCCATAGTAGTTTGGATCGATTACAAATGACTCTTCGGGAAGTTCCTTGAAATATTTAACAGGATTTATTGTTTCGGAATATCGTAACTGAAATCCAAATACATTTCCAAGTTCATCTGATTCAACTTTATTGTACATTAATTTTAAGTTTATTGGTTGTTGTGGGTCTAGAAATACTAAAATTCTATAAGGAATTTCCGGGAGAGAAGTGTTATTTTCTGTCCTGAATGGTTCTAGTAAAATCTTATATTTTCTTTTATTTGTAATTGGATTAATATAATCTTTTCCAAATTCATCTAATACTTTTATGCCTAGGCTAATGATTATATCATCACTAATATAATCATCCAAAGATATTAGGGAAATAGATGATGGAGCTATCGCAAAGTATCTACTTGTATAGAAATAATGGCTAAATGAATCTGGATTTACTTGATTTAAATCCAATAGTTCAGAGACTGTTTTCTTGTGTACGAAAGAATTACTGATTGTTATATTTTCCGTTGCAATAGAAGATGAACCATTTAACCTTCTTAAAATACCTAGCTCATCTGCGTACATGATTTCTGAGGAAGATGTTTCTTTAATCTTATTTTCTATAATTATTTCTGAAACATCTGTAATAAATACATTTTTTGCCGGACTAATTGATTCCGAAGTAAACCAAGATATACCTGCGGCATGCAACGGGACCTTTGCCCCTATCTTTGTTGCTTTTTCCTTGCCAGAAGTAGTTAGATTGTCAAATATTTCCATTATTCTTCCTCATGGTCTGGATGCAATTGCGAGTAATCAGATATATAGTACGGAGTAGAGCCCATCAAACCCATTTGATATTGATCGTATCTATTTAGCGGAATCCATTTTGGAGGTGACCAATTTGGTGTCGAATTATATGCGTAAATAATCTCTGCATTGGAGTGCTCATATGCAAAGCTGGGAGTTGCTAATATCTGTGAGTTTTGTTGCCTATTTATTGTATATATATTTGGTAGTGGGATATCATTCTCATCACTATATTGGATAGAATCGTATGACTCATGCCAGTAAATAACATCTCCAGATATAGTAACGTCATTGGACAAAAGAACTTCTCCACTAGAAGTCAAAATAGACGTAATAGCTTCTTCGTTAGAGATATTTACCCGAGCAAACCAGTATCCCGGCGTGCTTGAGTCACTGGCTGTAATTTCATTAGATATGGTAAATTCTCCATTTGAATTAGTATTAATCACATAATCTGGCGTAGCTGCAAACAAGTCTTTTAACGTCCTGCCGACATTCCAGGAAAGCTGGACTTCATTATTAAAGGGTTTATTCTTCCAGTAAATTTTTCCAGATATTGATACCTTACTGATGCCATCGGCATTTATGTTAATGTCGGACGCAGCTGCCTTAACTGACAAATTAAATGGGTCATTTCTATTTATTGCAAATGGCACCTTTAAGATGTATCCTTCGGAAGAGCTATTTTGCTCACCATTCGGGGTGGCAGATCCTATTCCAACAATATCAATTACTCCCTCGCGATATACTGCTGGTATGTCACCATCATATCGAATGATGGCTGTTGCTAATCCATTATCGCTTGTCGTTATGAATGATGGTGTAGCTGAAATTAAATCACCAGAAATAGCAAATGTTTGACCTGGCTTTAGATTATATTGATTATCGTGAGATACCAAAGATAAATACATTAAATCTGAAGTAGAGTCAGAGATGTATGCTGGTGATAAATGAGCTTCAACATGCGAAAATGGATAATCTTCTTTACTGACATATATGTATCCTTCATCTATCGGATTTAAGGATGAATTCAGATGTAAATTAATTGGATATGTAATGTCGTTAATTGAATTTTCATAAGTAATATTATATGAAGAATTTGAGTTTGGAGTTGAGCTGAAATAAATTACTGAATTATATGCGTCAGCAATAGGGTCATAAACGTCATTATCGAGATACCATGCATTATTTACCTTATACGAAACTAAGTATTCCCTATCGTATATGAATGGTGTGGCTGCACTTTGGGGTGTAGCTTCATTGGTCAGTGTAATTTGATTTTCGCTTACAAGTATAGTATCTAATACTTCTTTGCCAGTATAATTATCTAAGACTGATACATTAGATATGTCTTTATACGCTAAATAAATTATTTCATTTGCGCTGGCATTAACTATTTCAGAGTTTTCAAAAGTTAATTTTCCAGGAGTAGCGGCGTCTTCAAATGCCATATTTCTATAGTTCTGACCATCAACATCAACAAGTACGGGGGCGCCATTCCTAGGCGTATTTAAAAGGTTGACACTGAAGAATCTTCCACTAGAAGATTCCGTAACTGGATTTGCATATATGTAATAATCATTTTCTTCCAGGTATATCCAACCCGTGTGTAGTGCTGATCGCTGTTCTTGAATTAAAAACTTATCTTTTTTAGCATGTACGTCTATGTAAGTTTCTACATCTTGACTAAACGAAGAATTTAAATTATTTAAAAGCGCATCTTGAGATTCAACGTATGCTTGAACTGAATTTTGTGCAGTATTTAATGTAGCGTCTTTTATGATATATACATCATCTTGGAGAAGGCCGAAAGATTCTTTACTCAAATAAATTTTACTTAAAAAAGAATCAGTATTAAAATAAGAATTTAGCGGATTCTCCCCGGTCTCATATACGTTATCTAGCGAATCTATGTATCCACCAAAAAGATTAGGAGTTGTTTGGGCTGTAAACGATTCATAGGCATCAAAATATATTGGATAATAACTTGATGTAGCTGATTCGATCAGCAAGTAGTGTGGTGTTGACGCGTAATTAATTGTTGCAGAGTTAAAATAATTAGATGATCCGAGCGATATATTTGAAGAGCTGAATGGTTTCCATTTTATGTTTGGAGAAGATGGAACTAAATACTGCGAATTGTCATCTGGATTAATGGTTCTCCCGCCAATAATATTTGTTTCTATATCTTCTGATCCAAAGTATCCAACCCCATTTGGAGCGCTGACGTCTACATAAAGATACTGAGGCGTTGCGTCGAATGGTAAGATTACTCTATCTAACATCTCATTTACGTAAATGGACTTTGTCGAGGTACCTAAGATGGTAGGATCATTTTGCGGATTCAGACTAAAAGTAGATTGTAATGGGTTCGTGTTTAAGGATGCTATCTTTGTTGAGTAATCGGTAGATCCAATTTTTATATTAGCGTCTTGGGGGCGCCTATTTGGAGTGGCCATTGATATTTGAGAATTGACAGTTGGGTTAACGTAGTAACTTGGAGTACTAGTGGAAAATGAAGCACGATAGCTTGCAGTTGCAAGAGAAGTATCGTATGCTTGGGACACATAATTCCATCCGCCATTTGAGAATACTATTTTTACTGAAGAAGCGTCATTGAAGGTAATACTATTAGTTATAGGAGACGCGTGAGTATTGAGGTAGATCTGATTATATACTTTATCTTTGAATACTACATCAGGAATGGTATTGCCCTCTTGATCAAATATTCTAATATAGTTAAATTCTGGACTAGCAGAACTTGTAGCTGGTAATCTATTGCCAACATAAAAATCTTCTCTATTAGTATAGTTTAAATTTGAATAAAATGTAGAAGGAGTGGTGTAGTTATCATGTGGTGGCATTATTATTTCATATGTCAGCCCAACTCCAACATCGGCTTTATTGACATTATTTACTTTCCCAGTGCCTGAGATATGAAGACCATCGGATTTAGTTACAACTCTTAAAGCCAAGTTATTGGTGGGTGTTGTGCCACCAAGTTGTGCGCCAGGAATAGTAATTACATTACCTACTTGGTAGTTTGAACCACCGCTGGTTACGGTAACTACAATGTTTCCAGGAACAAAACCATTAAGCGACCCAGTTTTCTGAATAGTAAATACTGCGCCAGAACCAGCAGTGCCAGAGGATCCCCCAGTGACTGTGCCCGTTACTCCAGTAACGGTTCCCGACCAACCTGCAGTGCCAGTTCCAGTCCCAGGTCCAGTCGCAGTAAAAACAGTACCAATCGTATTATTTGCTGCGCCAATTGCGGTAAAGTCCGTTGTACCAACGGTGACTATAGTGTAACTCTGTCCACTGGCAAAATTACCTGCAGAGGTGACATTGTTCCCCGTAAAACTTGCAGTGCCAGTTCCAGTTCCAGGTCCAGTCGCAGTAAAAACAACACCAACCGTATTGCTTGCTGCGCCAATTGCGGTAAAGGATGTATTTCCAACTGCGGAAATAGTGTAAACTCTTCCAGTCACAAAACTACCTGCAGTGACTGTAACTCCCGCAACGGTAAATGTTGTACTGCCGTTAGTATCAAGTGCAGACTTTGGGTTTTGGTTACCCGAAAAATAAAACTGAGTAGTGCTGGCTACGGTAACTGTTCTTGTAGTATCATAGGAACTCGGTATTGTACCAGTTATCGCAACGGTGTCACCGTTACTAAGGCCATGAGGTGCTGATGTAACGTAGGATGTTGTAGCAAAGGTTGTAGAGTAACTGGCGCCAGATATGTTAACAAACTTTCTTCTGCCAGCATTATAGTCTTGGACTGTTCTTAGGTATCTAACGTACCATGAATAGTCCACAAGGATTGGCGTGTAGGCATACTCTATTCCGGTCTTATGTACTCCGGCTATAGACATTGACCCATCGAATGATATAGTGGATTTCTCTAATGATTCTAGAATGAATCTTCCGTCAGAAAAATCTCCAATACCTGGCTGATAATATTCCGATAGCGGAGATGCGTCCGTATCATATATGGCAGGTATTCTAGATATACCTTCTCCGTCCATCCCAGAGTAGTCCCAAGTTCCCTCACCCCATCTAACATATCCTATATTAGATGGGTATCTATTATTTAAGTCTTCTACTAGATCTTTGAACATTTTTTCTGGCTTACCAGAAGGGGAAAAATACGGTGTTGTTTTTTCTAAATCTGAAATTTCATAAATACTTGGAAAAGCTTGAGTGCTGTCAGAGTCTACGTCTACGCCATAAGCCTTCCATATGTCCAACTCTCTTCTTAGTGTTCTCTTTAGACCGTCACTATGGATTCCTGGAATATTCTTAGATACATCTAATATTCTTTGCTTGTATCTTAAGTTAGTTTCTTTATATAGTCTTTCTAGGCCTACTCTTGCGCCAAATTCATCAAAGTTATTAAATATATTAACTGCATATTGCTCGTAAGGAGTTCCGTTTATGGAAAGCGTTACATACTCTCTCATGACAAGGATCTGTTTATCCATTGGATTATAATAATAAACATGATCTGTTATTCTACTTCTGTGAAAATCTGATAAAGAATTTACAGGTGAAAGGATAACATCATCGCCTACAATGGTCTGGAGATTAGTTGGCACATCATAAGAGACATAGGCCCATGCAAGCATGTTTTCATCGGCGCTATTAATGTACGCATTAATATCCCTTAGGTCGATCTCCGAAACAATAGCATCTATGTTTTCTTGAACCAATGCTGTCAGAAATTTACCACCTGTAGACTGAGGGATAGCTAAGGAGGGGGTAGCGGGCTCTAGGGAGTCATCAAATAACTTTGTCCACGTTGGAAATCTTCTTAAGATATTCCTTGCTGAATTTGATATTACTGGAGACGTAGGCTCGTGTATGCCTATTTCCAAATAAAATAGCAGTCCCAGCGTGGATACGTCTATATTCTCAGAGAATATTTCAAGTTCTATTTTTATCCATGGCTTAGCGTTTCTAATAAATATAATATTAGAATCAAACGATAGAGAAGACTTTAGCCATGGACCATCTTCCGTATCTGACTCATGCATCTGGATATTGAAAGAAGGTACTTCAAATCCTGGTAAGTTTGTAAAGGTATGTTTATAGGCTAGAACGTCTATTCTTGAGCTAGTATCCAGGAAGCGTATTAAGTCAGGCGTAGCTGGCTCATAAACTATTTCACCGGCATTAGTTACGTACAGTGCATTTGCGCTAAGGGGCGTCGACATATCATTAGAATAGGATGGTGAGGTTACTTCCGTGCCCACGTAAGTGTTGTCACCGATTAGATTAAGGCCATAGCGAGATCTGGTATATGAGTAGTTATTGTACTGACTATTGCTATATAGGTTTACGGGATTAGTACTTGTCCATAGCGAATTTCCCGTTAAAGAGTCATATGTTTTAGTGAAATCTCCACTTTTAAAAAGTAACAAGTACTGCTTCATTTAATCCTCAGTTTAACTAAAATTAATGTTTAAATAAAGTATATTATAATATATATTTTATTTATAAATAACTTATTCTTAATAAGTTGTCGATCCCATTATAACAGAATTTATACTAACAGTTCCAGCTGATATATACTTTTTAATGCCTTGTAACGAAAAATCTTGTAGTGGCAGCTCTTTTCCATCGGCGGTAATGCTAGATACAATTGTATTTCTTATATAATCAGAAGATCTGTTAATTTGGTTTTCAATTTGGGTCAAGGACATGGTATCCCCTATGGTTAGTGAATTTAAATACCTCTTAACGAATAATGATGCTTGATTTGCAATGCCGGAAGCCAAGGTCGCAGATACACCCATGGGGATTCTAATGGTAGCTGCAACTGAAACTGTAACTTTTTCTGCTATTCTAACATTGAATTTAACACCTACTGGCTTGACTGCGTTAACTGCTAATAAAATATTTTGAGGAAGATTACCTAATCCACTACTTGTTTCTGGGACTACTACAATATCGCAAGATCCTATTCCATAAGAGCCTTCTCTAATTCTAACATCTCTTACGCCCCTCACTCCTAAGGCAGCAAACCTTACTGATTCTGCACTCCCCACTGCCTTTGACTTAATCGACGCAATTATTCTTCTTCTAAAATTAGAATCAGATTCTGAATTTATATTAGAATATACTTCTTTTGGATTATTACAAAATATGATTACTCCAGCTGGGGAAAAGAAATTGTGCTTTGTCAAAGAATTAACTGGAGCTACGTACGCATTGTCCGAGAAATTTGGTTCTACCCTACCGTAGGCTCTGGTTGAACCTGTTGGAATTACTACATCACCAGCTAGTTTAAAGCCATATTGTTTTGATATAAAATTTGACACGTCATTATAAACCAGTACATCTTTTGGAATAGTTATAGCCGAGCTATGAGCTTTATTTATGAAGAATTCTATATTGAAGGACTGTCTATCTTGAGAAGCGTAATCTGTTATACTCTTTCTTGTTATCCCATAAAGATCGCCAATCAGATCTAGATTCCTACCAGAGGCACTAGATAGGTCCCCTTGCGTTATGTTGAACCTTAGTGCTTCGTAAAGATCTGATATTTCAGAACTAAAAGCTTCCGCAAAAGCTCTAGCAATGGAACCTGGATAGACTGCCGATATTGCTGCGTCTTTTTGTAAAGAATTCAATATACTTACTAATATATCTGATTTACTTTTAATACCATAAACGGACATTTATTAATCTCCTAGATTTTGACTTATTGATAACATAATGGGTTCGTCTATATCGGATACTATGTGAATATCAAACTTAATAGTATCCCTGCTGGTTGGAACAGCGGTAATCTTAATGTTGCGTCCCTTGAAAAGGCCTTCTTTTTGAAGCCCAGCCATAATGAGAGCTTTACCAAATTCTGCTGTCTCTTTTGTCTGTGGCAGTCCGTAGAGTCTGGATAAATCTATTCCGAGTTGTGGATATATATAGAAATCTCCAGGCTCTGTCATTAGCCTTAGGTAGATTTGCTGGATATCTTCATGCAAAGAGGATGGAGCCAATCCGAGATCCCTTTTTCCATCGATAACAAAATCTCCATCTAAGGTAAAATATAGGTCACTCATTTACTGCCTCTAATGCTAACTGGTGTGCCTGCTCGAAGGATATTCCCTCTTTCATAAGACTTATCATATATACGATATGCTCTTTGGAATAATCTGATTGATATATTTCCAGTAAACCTATTTGCTCATTTGTCAATCCATCTATACTATATTCTGATTGATAATTTTGCTTTAATTGGTCGACTACTGGAGCAAATCCATACTCACCAGTTATAGTAATGGGCTTTTGCTTTTCCTCCTGGTCATATTTCTTAGCTATATCTAAATAATAGCTAACGCCATTCTGGGCAGAATGTATCGATTTAGTATTTATTTTCACTAAAGTTGGTTCAATATAGGACGAGGCTGCATAGTTAAAATTGTAGCTATTCCACCTAAGGCCATCTTCTTTCGTATGCATTCTGACGGAGTCGCCAAAAAAGGATATTGACTTTGATCTTGCGCTAATAATTATTCCTATACCGGGAGCAGCAAATATTTCTATATCCCCTTCGTCATTTAACCTAATAAAACTAGATAAGTCGGGGTGCGTTAGTCCAACTTCTCTATCGGAAAATTCTTTTCTTTTTTTCATTTCAGAAGATACAGGTAGAGCTGGATCTTGGTAATTAATATTATTCATTGACCGTCTGCTCATTAGTGGACCATAAACCTTGGTATTCCGGTGTTTACCCTGTATTGATAGGCTCTATTATATCCAGAATTTGTATCGTCATAATAGTTTATTACATAAGGCTTTGCTTCATTATTATCTCTGAAACCTATTAGACACCTAGAGCCTGGTACCGGAGCAACAATCTGGACTCCCCTAACACTGGGGCATACTACGTCTTTAACTATATTTCCTATGTTTTCTGAATGATGATCTTCCAATACTACAACTGCAGTGTTGTTACTATTATTGTAGGACATGATTACTCCAGGCCTTGATCTTGACCTTTGCATCTGGGATAGATCAATTTGGTCTTGTATTTTCTTATCAAATTTTGGATAATTGGCTGGCATAAAAGATCTCCTTATTTATGAATTATTGTGCTTAATCATTTACTAAATATTCTCCATTTAGCCATCTATCGATGTATGTGGCAGAATTCTTGCCTTGTGTACCAGCATCCTTGGCGTATACGTCTTTAACCCATTGTTTCAATGCTGCTTCAGTGCCTCCACCATTTACGTAAACTTCTACGGCGTCGCTAAACTTAACTGATCCTATCCATCCATATGGGTCTTTGTAATTATCTCCCCACGCTTGGAATTGATATCCGGTTTCTGGGATCGTTCCTAATTTTGTAAAAAGATAAGATGGAGGACCTCCCGTCCTCAAGGTGTAAAACATATATGCCTGGTTTAATGGTATCCAAACCCTACGGTCAACTAGTTCTCTGAGTTTTTCAACAGCACCGTTGTGACTGCCTGAATAAAATAATTCTAATTTATATTTTTCATTTAATTTTTCATTATAATTATCCACAGTAGGAGGTTGTTCTCCCGGATAAACTGTAGTCCAATTCTTGCTTGCTAGCTGCCATCCTTGCATCTGTTCTTTAGTCGTTGCATCTGTTAATTCATAGATTTTTCTACCGTGCGCTGATCCATCGCCAGAATTTCTGCTAATTGTTCCATTGCTATATTCCCTAAATCCACCAGCGCCCATATTAATTTGAAATATACCCAAAGACATAAAGTCTCCACTTAAAGTTTTCGGATTGCATGAAGTCGGATTACCTCCACCACTTTCCCTAACGGTAATTGCTGCAAAAATTGCTGCGGTTTCTTTTCCGCATACTGTGGTATGTAGCAGCTCGTAAACTGCGTCTCGCCCTATATTCTCTCCCCAACGACCATAATAATTTGTTGTAAGGTTAGAACTAGGAGCGACTACTGTCGGAATGGGAATTAAACCTCCATCGATAGGATCAATCATATACCCAGGAGGTATTTCACCATTAGTACCTTCGTCAGGAACAATCCCTGCTGGAGTCATTGCTCCGCCGGGGCCAGTATATTTTCCTGCGCGCATTCCACTAAAGCTTAGGTGTATATGATTGGTATGGTTATTGTCTCTATTGTCGGCAAAAAAGTTTACATATTCTAGCCACGGTCGACTCAGTTTAAATGCGTTGGTACTTGCATCATTGTTGCCACTTTGGTCGACGCCATAACCAATGGCGTAGTCTTGATGAATGCACAATAGGTCTGGCAGCAAGTACGGAGCTACATCCCCTAAGGTGTCCAGTAGTAATGTTAAAGCACCGTCGTATACGTCTTTAGTAACTCCGGGACTCAGATTTATTGCATCACTATTAATGTTGCCAACTGAAAATATGTCAACGGCTCTTCCACTAGAGTGATCGCTCAGCCATACGTTACCTTCATCATTTGGTTGCTTTGTCAACGCTCTTCCAGCACTGAATTGGCCATTAATAACTACGCCCTTTGAATGTAAAGCCAGTAGCAGCTCTATTAAAGCAGGAGCTACATAGGCATTTATGTCCGTTGGATCTTCTAGAATAATATCTTTAGAAATGATCCTCTGTGACTCACCCACTATGGCATCTGGAAAATATGTATCTTCTCCGTTAAATACCGTGATTCCATCGGCAGCATATGTATTTGCAATGTCAAATTTAAAACTTGTATCAGTAAAAGTACTAGGATACTTGGAACGCAATACATCTACTCTTTCTTGATACCATCCTTTTTCTTGTTCCGTCATTTGACTAAAGAGTGCTACATTTCTCATTCCTGCACTCTGGGTTTCGGTGGATGGTATGTTATCTCCGGTAGATGGATCTGCTCTAGTGCCTGAGGTCTGTGTACCGTAGTTACCAACACTTATCTGCTGCATATTGGCTATTGAACTACTAACAAACGATCCACTAAAATTTTTTCCACTTAATGAATTTGCTATAATTCTATTGATTGCAGCTCCTCCAGTTAGTGTACTAGACGCCTCATCCTCTCGTTGACTTTCAGGATTGTTAACCTTAACATTTGGATTTTCTTGATTGCCCGCTGACGCTATTGATCCGCTACCTGTAATTAATGTATTTAGTGAAGAGGATACACTTTTATTCATTGCGGCAACGGCATACTTTGGGCTTCTAAAGAACGCATCACCATTTATCACATCGGATAGTGTTCTCGCGCTCAATGTTTGACCAACCATGGGTCTACTTACTGAGGCGCTAGTATTTTTTACTGGCGTTTTTCCACCCGGAAAAAAGTCTGCGTGCAACGAAGTTGCAAATGATGCTGAATCGGCTAAGGCTGCATTATTAAAACTAAAAGACATTTATTACTCCTACGTTCCCGGATTCAATGTGACTTGTCTTGGAATTAGTGCAGATTCTTCTGCGCTAATAACTGATTGGGACTCCACTTGAAGCTGCTTTGCATAAACTGTTGCAAGATTATTAACAACTAGTTCCCAGTTTAGAGTAACCGGATATCCATCTTCGTAATATTCATCCCAGAATATAGTAGGCCAATCATTAGACTTTTCATAAGTTGTTTCTAATACCTTAAAGCAAACTAGATTATTGTAAAATCTATTAAAGTCTTCTTCCGTCAGTCCATAATTTGCCATTGATTGTGCAGAAAGATCCAATGGTGGATTATATTGAATATCCAAAGTAGCAATTTTTTTCATAATATTGGATCTTTTTATATAAAGGGGAGATTCCTCGTACACTGAAGCAAAAAACTTTTTACTAACATCATCATCTGTGCCTGTATCTGATACTGTAGGAACAATTATCTTCCCCTGATTTGCAACGAAACATCCCCTGACAAAATCTTTTGCTTGATTGATGACTGATTCTGGCTGATAGTACCAGACCGTCCCTAGTGCTCTTTTCCCTTCGGCGCCGTCGAAAGAGTCTTTTGTATAGTTTTCAAATCTATTCTCAGCAGCGCCGGGTTCAAACTGAGCTTCGAATATAACATCATTACTTGAGCTATTGCTAACTTTCATTCTTAATACAAATACTTTATTAGCTATTTTACTCTGCGTATAAATCTTAGCTCTACCGCCAGGGGTTGAGGTAGATGTTAGATTCGTTGTATCCCCAAATGGATCGTTAACATCTCCACCTGGTTCACTTGGGATTTCTCCCACTCTCATGGTATTGGTTTCGCCTGTGTTCATTCCATCAAATCTGACAGTAAAAGTTGCTCCAGAAATAACGTCCTCGACATCAAATGTGTCGCCGTCTTTAAACTTAGTAACTGTTGCTATTACCTTAAATAGGGATGTTTGCAGGGCAGTTTTCTCTGGACCAAGTCCGCTAAGACTAAGTACTCGAGCGTGTGTTAGAGCATTTTCGTAATCAGTATATCTGACTAGATCTTTTATTTCAGTTTCTTGCCATCCAAGACTCTTTAGTAGGTCGTCGCTTCTAATAAAGGCATTGCCTTCAGGCGTTTTTACTTTTGTTCTTGCTCCTAATATTCCTGGCAGTAAAGCTTTTGTATGGTACCTACCTACTACCATACCTTGATTATATGATAATCCTGCGTCCATTGGTTGACCATTTTTATTTAGATACTGAACATAGCAGCCATGCTGATCGAGTACGTTATCCCTCAGCCATGTCCAGCCCTTCCAGGCTAATTGCCCAACGATTGGAACTGCCCTTGCCAAAGATGCTCCCACGACTGCTATAACAGTATCTGCCCCCGGCACTTTAGCTTGCCCGGCTCTTGCTATTTCGTCTCGTGCTCTATCCGGAAGGCTTAGCGCAGTTTGATTTGCCATAATATCTTTCATCAAAGCTGAGGATCCGTGTGTATACTGAATTCCGCCAATCATCTGTGTACTCAAGGAGTCTGCTAGTGCATCTACGGAAATGTTTCCACCCATGTTTATACCAGAGTTCGATGCCATAATATTATCCATGTAGAATCTAGTATCATTTCTTAGATTCTGCATACTGAGCCATGAGTGCAACCATGTTGACATAAACCATCTGGAGGGATCATTAACTGTAACTAAGGCATTGGGTGTGATGCTGGTAACGTATCCCATCTCTGAAGTGAAGTGATGAACTACTTGCTCTACCTCAAATATTCCATACATTCTACTATAGACATCAGATAGATACACTAAGTCGTGCGGTCTAATATCTGGATTTCCCACTAAAGTGAGTTCTCCACCATAAATATCCTTAATGGATTCCTTTAGATGGGATAGTGCCACTCTTCTCGCGGACAGTTCATCTGGAGTGCCTTGTAAAGTTTTTGCATATCCCCTAAATGTTTCCAGGGGGTGCATAAAGGGGTGAAGAACTCCAAGGAATCCAGAACCAACCATATTATCATAATATAATCCGGTCTCAACTGTAGTCTCTGTTTGACGCTCTGATGGAGCCCCTTTATCTAATGCAACCGTTACTGGATTTTTTCCATCAGAAACCGCTGTAATAACAGTTGAAACGTTATTTAAATTTTCTTGAATTTGATTGGATATAATATGAGAAAAAGAACTTAAATAATGTATTCTTTGGAATGGCTGGCGAACCTCTACTACAGGCTCTCCATATTCTCTAGTGAATGGATTGTCAACTGCCCTTAACAGCGTTCCTGGTCTTCCGAGTGAATAGTATATTGAATCATTTAATACTTTATTAAGAATATGAGCCTGCTTACTAAAGTTCCCAACCTCAGAAAGTGCATATCCCATCTGCATCATGCTCAACTTAAACATGCCCAAGAGTGAGCTCAGGCCATCTCCAATGGCTCCAAGTATTGGACCAATATTAGCGTTGTAGAAATCTGATACGTCTTCATCTATTCCACCAATAAACGTTGAAGAGTTACTTCCCTCTCCTTTTGTCGAAACTAAAAGCTTTAGGAATTTACTATTGTCTTTAGCGTATTGGCTATATGGATTAATGAATGCTTCAAATACTTTATCGATTGGCTTAAAGGACCACTGTCCATCTTCGCCTCCTCCGCCAGATGTAATTGCACCACGTTTTCTGTCTGGCTTAAGCACTAGCCAAGCTCTACCATATCCAGAGCTCCAAAGCTTTTGCCTGAATAACCCAACCATCAATAGGAATAGTTGCTTAGGTGTCTTAACTGCTTCTGATAAATTTATTGCAGTTTCTGGATTATCTTTATTCTCAATTGAAATTGAAAGCGCGTTATTAATTACCTGTGTTTCAAAGAAATTTGACCTGATACCATCTAATGATTTAGAGATAACACTATTGAAATACTGTATAATTCCAGCGTCGCCTTGAACTCCTTTACTCTGATAGTCTATATAGTTATTTGTAATAAACTCCACAGCATCTTTTTTATCTTGAGGTGTAGATTTAGTGGAACCGTAATTGCTTCCATATTGAGTTTCTGAATTAAAGAAATCGGAACCCAATAGAATGGCTATTTCGTCTACTCCTGTACCTTCAGTAGCAGAAAGACCAGGAATGGTTACATTGGATTGTGAGAAATTTTGAAATGAGGTAACATTGTTTCCTCCTAGTATTCTTGAGAATTCTGGAGGAAATTGATCTGTTGAATCAGCGTCCATACCATATGTCTTAGTAAATATAGCCTTAACGCTATCATAAGTATGATATCCAAATCTGAACTGATCCCATATGTCACTTGCCTGATCAAGTGTTCTTCCGTTTCCAGCTATTACCGAAACATTAGGGTCATAATTCTCATCATAAAAAGATCTAGCTTCAACTGATGTGCTATCCATTGGCGAATAGACGGCGGCAAAGCCGACTCGCCCACTGCCAGAATCCTCATCTCCTGTCGTATAAAGCTCAGCATCGAGGCGTTCATATAGCTTACCCTTATCTAGGGCATTGTAATCCTTGTCTATAATTGCCTGAAAGTATCCTGGATTATCTCCGCTTTTAAGAATATTTCCACCATACTCATAATTCATAGTAGTGACTCTAGCGTTCTGCGCAGAATACTCTTCTAGTGAGCTATCCTTGTCGGCATCAATCTTAAAGTAATCTCCTACGCTAGGTTGACCAAAGTCTCCAGGACCAAAAACTTTTGGTGAAGCAATAAACTTATTACTGTCGCCATTGTCATTTATGGCGTATGCTCCAAAGCCAATAATATATGCAGTTGCGTCATTGGTGTCGTAAAATCTTTTTGCTGGGGCTGCTTCTGCTGCAACGACTCCCAATGGGGTACCATCTGGTACGAAAGCAAAGAGGCAATCAACATCTCGTGGGAAGGTGCTTAAACCGCTTGCTTTTTCCAATTGAGCGTATGTGCTATTTGCTATGGTCATATCTAAAGTATTCGAATCATAGCTTTGCAAATTGGCCCAAGCGGGTAAAGATTCTGAGAGTTCACCAATTAAATTAGCTCCTTCATTGAACTGAGATACAAATGTTCCTAAGTACCATGCAGCGTCGGGCGACACAACTGCTGCAACTTCGTCATCATTATCCTCTCCCCACATAAAGTACGCCGGGGCACAAACTACTGCTCTTCCCGTTAACGGGCTGAATACAAGTACTCTTCTTTTTTTGTAATCGCTTGCTGTTCCATATAGATCTTCATTGGGGAAGTAGGTATCTTTAAATTTACTCAGTGATGCGTCGGGGATAGGGCCATCGGACGTGGTGGGCAAGTAGGGCCATTTCATTGCTATGTAGAATTGTTCTTCCGTTGCAGTTGCTGGACAGCCCCATTCTTCATATGTTATTTGTTGATTTAATTCATATTCAAAACTGAAATCATCCGAATTCTCTTCCTTTTGAGCAGTAGTGCTATTGATCATTGTAAAGCCCACTAAGGGATAGTTTTCTTTCTGTAAAGAAGAGACAGACGGCAGCGGCATTCTTGCGACAGTAGTTTGATCTAGGTTCAAAAACTCCACGCCAGAAGAACTAATAGAATCCATAAGACTCGTAAAGCCTAAGGGCCTATCTAGCTCCAATATGCCAGAACTAGGCCTTACAGTAATCTCTGTCTCTTGTAGAAAACGCGATTCTAGTTGAAGAAAATATATTAAGTTTACTGCCAGCGTAGCTCCACCCTCTGTGTAGCTGGACGAATTTATGGCTTCCTTATATCTCTCCATCATATCTGCTTGATCTTGCTCAAGATCATCAAGATCATTAGTATCAACTTCGTTTCTTGCTGAAAGAAATTCAGCGAATTCAGAAAATAAACCACCATCTCTAACTTCGTAAGATTTGCTATCTAAAACGGTAGTTTCAGATATCGTATAGTACGGGTACTTAAATCTTACTGGAAGATTATCTAGTTGTCTATGATCATAACTAGGAGTTAAGGGTGCATAAGTTGTGGGATTAGTGCTCACTGGTAAGTGAAAGCCCATTTTAACTTTACCAGAACTAATAGGGAGTTTAGAGATAATGATTTCATTATCATCTTCATCTTTACTAGTTCTTATTTTTGCTAGATTTGAATTAAAATTTAATAACTTTCCTGTTAGACTTTTTGTTGGAGCATATTCTCCAGTGGAAGATGCTTGGTCTTTTGCTAGTCCAGCCATGACATCACTAAGCTCTTCAGATCTCTTAAATGCCTCATAGTCTGCTAATGAGTTAGATTGTTTATTGACATTGTTCATAATTGTCTGAATATCGTCATTAGGACTTCTATCTTTTGGATAGCCTGGAAGATTTAATTCATTAGCTTTCCTTACGCTTGGAAAGCCCGTAGTCACTGGAACTACACCGGAAGTATATAACCAATGCGGCTTTCCATAAAAAATAGTAGATCTATCCTCAAAAGGTCTAACTGCTACTATATAATTTGGCAGTAGCCTTGCGCACATTTGGAAAAGATCCCATACGGTTCGCATGTATGTTTGTGCTCGGAATGACACTTCGTCAAATCCACTTAAGTCATCATCAGCGTTGGGGGCAATTATTCCCATTGTCCTAAATACATTAGTGCCACCCCTACCTCTCAGTAGGCCCATGAGAGCTCCACCTCCAGCTATTCCTGCTATAACATTAACTCCCGGTATAGCAGCAATGCCTGCTGTTAGTCCACCTAGTAGGACATTCTTGACAGCCCCTGCCCGTCCTTCTGCTGAAATGAGTTTATTACCCTCAACATAGGAATCTATGGCAGCACTAGCAGAAACTGACTCATTTTGAGCTTCTACTATTAATCTGTTCCATGATCTATCTGTTCCATTTTCTAGATATGCTTGTCCAGCTAAAGTTTTTCCATCACCCTCAACCAAAGACGCTGCAGTCAGCCATCCATCGTCTAGATCTCCACCTAAGAATTGTGCGAATCCGGTTCCATTTCCAGGATAAATATTTCTTTTATATAATTCAAGATCTACTTCTGAAGAAAAATTAGACATTAGTTGACCCATACTGGTCATCACTCCTCCATTGCCAAAAAATGCGTTCTCATTTCTTGAAAATACATTTGTTGATAACTTAAAAGTTGCGGCGTTAGCTGCTCCACCAATATCTCCCTGCCCAACGTTAGAGTAGGCATTGGTGACAACGTTTCTCAATCCATCGGCTCTTTGTCTTTCAACTTCGTTGAGTGGCTCATATAGTATTGTACCAAAATGTCTAATGCCAAATCTATTTTCAGAAAAAACCGTTCCCAGAGTTGCCCTAGCTATTGCTTCGCGAACCCTAGATGCTCCCATACTTAAGAGTCTAACCATTAAGTCTCTTGGCTCCGAAAGGTACATGCCAGTATCTACTCCGCCATCAATTTTTCCAGAGTCACCTTTTTTATTTGTTGAGTTAACAACAGCGCCAAGTTCAATTGCGTCAGATTGGGCAGTGATAGTAACTATTTCCCCTTCTTCAACATTTGTTATAACTCCATTGAATAGCGTTTGCAGTGAGTTTGGATTCGAGCCATACCCACCTCTTAAGTGAAGTCTAACTCCTGGCTTTAATCTTATATTATTAATGTCAACAACATAATCATTTCTCATTCCGGAAATAATATTTTTAGCTATATTTAAAGTTCTATCTAAGATGGCGCTGATTCCATCGACAGCACTTAGGGGATCCTTATTCAGGTCATCATTACCTGCGTTAAATATATCTGTAGACGGGCGCGTTGTTAACTTGGAGTACATGTTTGAAACTCTCAATATTAATGTGTCTCCTAATAAATCTTCAGATGATACAACTGAAAAATCTATAACAGACTGAAGTCCATAGAAATTATCGAATAATTTGACACCTGCAAACATTCCACCTTCATCTATAAGCCATAGCATGTAAGTGGGGAATGCTCTAATCATGCGCCCAGATATATCTCTATATTGGACATCGTTAAGCATTTTTTCCATATGGTTATTGAACGAGCCATCGTAAGCTTTTTGATATGCGGATAACGGCTGAGCTCCACTAATTCCAGTTAAAGAATTGGTACAACCAATATCTGGAGTTTGCATATCTTTCGTATAATTACTTTCAAACTTTTTTGCGCCATCAGATTCAACTCTAACATTAGTTCCTTCTATTGTAAGGTAAAATCTTCCGGTGTCTTTATTGATGTAGCCGAAATGCGTTCCTAGAGCACTATACATTATTGCTGGGATTTCATTAGCGTCTTGTTCTTCGGGATTAGTCAGTGGAAGTAAGTTAATAATTTTATGGAATTCAACCTCATCTGGATCAAAGCTAACAAATTCCTCTTCTGCTAAATGGGAACTGGCTAATACTTGTGCAATAATATTTTCCGTTTGCGAACCAGTAATGCCAACATTTCCTACGACAAATGGTGCTCCATTAAACTCTTCAAAAATTTGGCTTCCCTCTGATGACTGTGACGCTAAAAATATATAATCAGTTAAAAGTGCAATCTTTGAATAATTGTTAATAGTATTATTGTCTGGTTCCGATGTAACTTGTTGAAACAATGCAATAAAGTTATGAATGCTGATTCCGGACTCATTTACATAGTCTATCATTTCATTGATTAGATCTTGATTTGTTTGTCTTCTAGATTCAATCGCAGCAACATTAGCAGCATCCGTGAATGAGTATCTTCTCATAAAGTCTTTAATGCTATTTTTTACAGATTCAATTTTTCGTTCGATAGCTTCAGCCCCTCTAGGGCCATCAGTATTTCTTGCCCAATGATCTGAACTATCAAAAGTAAAAGCTTTAGCTAAGTCTACTTGAGTAGTATTGTTATTGATAATGTCACGATCAAACATTTCGAAACTTCTAAAATAGAAATCTGGATCTAGGTTGCCAACAATATCTCCATTCTTATCTTTTACACCCAATGGAAGGTCAGGATAAGCGTTGAATGAGCCCCACAATTGCTTCATTCTTAAGAAAGGATTTCTCTTCGTGCCAAAATGGTCAATTAAGTCTTTTTGCTGCTTTGAAGAAATTTTCTCTCTCTGCTGCTGGAATATATCAAAGTCAACTAGGCTCAGTTGGACTGAGTAGACATGTGGGTAATTCGGTATTGTATCGACCTTATAGTTAAGTGGCAATACATATTTAATGCCAGATAACGCAGTTATAATATTTTTAATTCCTAAGAATCCTATAACCCCAGTAGAGTGTTCTAGTCTAGCTAGACCATTAACATGGTCAAATACTGATCTAATTTTTAATAATTCTTTTTCACCAAAGACAGTCATGGACACATTAATGTAACTATCTTTTCCGCCAATGTATTGATAGCTAGGCTCATCTTGCATTTGGATTTGTAGCTTTGCTAAATTATTACCCATGGACACACTAACGCCGTTAACTATGGCACTTTTTGGATCTAGATCCACACGATTCATTGGAACTTCCCACTCATTAAAGTGGTAATCCCCATCTTTCAGCCTAGTTGCCTCCATCATATTCTTAACAAAGCCATCCGTAAAGAATCTTTCGTACATATTTACTTGAAATAATTCGGTTACCTGCTGTGTAACTTTTTCTCTATCTGGTTCTACCCCGGCACTTTTAGTCTGTCTAACAATTTCTTCGTCAATCAATATATCTAATACGGATCCAGATTCGCCGGCCTTAAGGTCAAATAGATACTTTATCTGATTCAAGCTTTTATCTGATGTTAGCACTCCGTATAAGAAATAAGACTCTTCAGTGCTAGAGTATTGATAAAAATATCCGGCTACCTCAACTCTTTCATCTGGCCCCAAATAATCCAAGAGCCACTTCTGTTGTTCTTGGTCTAGCCTAGTTGCATTAGCAATAACAAAAGATTTTGCTAAATAAAGATAAACTTTTTTCTTGGTGTCAGTAGTGGAGATGCCTGCGGTCAGGCTGTCAACTGCCTGGCTTATAAACGTTTTCATGCCCTTTGGAAAGTTTGATTCTAAAGACATAGATTTAATTCCATCTATATCTTTTATCAAAGGACTGTTAACAGAGCGCTCTATTCCGAATGAATTAAGAAGCCTATCCCAAAGTCCAGACGCTGTATCATTTAATATTTTTTCTTGATCACTTCTAAATGAGGTATTGTCCGGTAGAAATATTTTTGTTTGAGTTTCTGCTGGAGTAAATAAAGTTATGTTACTTCCATCTCTCCATTGAGAAATTATGTTAGTTTCCAAGACGTCATTCCTAAAAGAGTTTAGATAAGTAAGTTGCACGTCTTCTGGCAGTACATTTATGTCAAAAATTTCAGATTGAGCTTCAAGTCCGGCAGCCGTTAATGCACCTTGATCGACCGCTGTATCAACAACCTTATTGTCAGAAGTTTTTATTAAGAAACTTTCATTGACATACCTATGCATTTCTCCGGCTGCTTTACCCATATACTGACGATACTTACCCCAGTGTATTGCCTGGTTGAAATCTTTTAACATTGGCAAGAAAGGCTTGTGATTAAAGTGGACCATTTCTAAATCGATAACAAGAGCAAATGGATAATTGGGAGCTGTTGCAATAGACATATTTGAAAGTCCAACGGCAGTAATGCCATGTACCGAATTTAGATAATCATTCTTAATCGGCAGGATCGGAGAATATTTGAATGCAGCTACTAGGCCTCTAAGCGATGACAAGAATTTATCTATTTTTACTTCGTCATCTCCGCCATTTTTAAAGTCAATCTTAAAACTTTCATCTAGATTTAGCGTTGCCGCATCGGAGATTGATAAGCCCCATATCTCTTCATAATTGGGAAAGAACAACCTCATAGAAATAGTAGTTTCTTTATAGCCTGCGTTAAATTTAGGTGTGTTTTTCTGTCTGATTGCTCCACCTGTTAATGATCCTGTTTTAAAATTAGAATTTACGCTAATTGAAACTGGAGGAACATAAAAGTTAGCAGCTCCCAGCCTGAGATGAAATATATCTGGTTTTCTGGGTGGAATATTTTCTCTAAATGGGAAATCTACAAGTGCTTGTTTAATTCTTTGTGCGGTATTTTCTACTCTAAAAGCTAAGGTGAATATTGCTTCGCCACCTTTAGTAATTCCAAAAGCTTTTTCTAGTGAATCCATTGCGTCAGCTTCATTGTTCAATGTATCTTCTGCGCCACCACCCTTGCCATTATTCGAGTAGTCACCGACCGCGGCCAGTGCATCAAATACAAATGTAACTAAACTTGGGAAATAAAAATTAATTATAGAAAATGATATTGGATCTTTTTGAAGATTATAAACTACTTCACTTAATATTGTTAGCCATGGCGTATCTATTTCAGGACTAGTATATTCATCCATTGACCTTTTGGCTGTTGCAACGCTCTGCAGTCTTTTCTTTGCAAAGTTGCTAATTTCATAAGCAAATGAGGCCAGCTGTAAAATTCCGCTTGACTCTAACCTAGCGTAGATGGATTTAGAAGTTCCAGTATCTAATTCTATCGGACCAGAGGCGCCTAAACCAAAAATTCTACTGGTTGCGCTTTTTGTCTTCTCATCAGCCTGAAACTCGGAGCCCCTGTTTGTCGAGAAGTATTTTTTTATTACTCCATCAACATCATTAGTTTGATTTATTGGATCACTGCCGTACACATTATGTAAAAATATTCTAAAGTCTGTTAGGTAATCCTTGGTGACTTCATCTTCTGTATTATTATCTTCTAGCTCTTTATCTTTTTCTGTTGTATTAATTTTTTCTTCTAGCTCAAGAGCAACTAGATCTTCATCAGTTATTCCGTCTTCACCTATGTAACTTTTCCAGATATTAAGCCTGTCAATAATAATTGACTTAGCTGTTTCCATTGTGATTTTTTTTGCACTATAGCTGATTAAGTAGTAATTAAAAAACCAATTTAATGCTTCATCTGCTGATGGATTATCTAGAGTGGCAAATCCAAAATTAAATGCCCATGTCTGAAATGTCTCAGTTACAAATAGTAAATTTGAATCTTTATCTAAAATTTCGCAGTTTGCCAAACGGAGTGTTGACAAATAGGCGTATTTATCGCCTGTATTTTTAAAATCATTATCACTTGCAAAAATAAGGGCCCTTCCACCTTGATTACTATCGTAACCAATTATTTCTGGGTAAGCTCCTGGTAGAGTCAGGAATGCATGCATCTGCCTTTCATTGAAGCCCCTAATATCTTCAATTGTTGAATTAATACGATTTTCATTTTCGGATAGATACTGTAAGACTATTTTTGCTATTGGATTAATTGCCATTATATTTTCCTACTTAAACATCATATTATTGCGAACAATAGTTCTAAGTCTATCACTTGAAGAATCTTTCATTGTAACAGAAGTATAATTATTCATTATACTAGACTTTGTTTCTTTCTTGAATGAATCTAGAGTAAAATTTTGCTTTTTTGTTTGCGGGTCTTTATTGTACCTAGCCTGCTGGTGTCTTTTGCCACTGTATCCGCTGCCATTCATCTGAAGACGCGTAGTTGGGGCGTCATCTAAGCCCTCTTTAGAGTATTTAATTTTATCAGATTTCCCTGATGCCTGTATTTTTTGGCGTGATTCGCCTACAACATTTTGGGTCGGACTCTTACTGGAAGCTATTTTTGCTGCATACTTGTTTGCTGTTAAGGATCTATGAGATGTGTCTTTGGGCTGTTTAGCAGCGGCGCTGAGCGCTTTGTTTTGGTCCTTGACATTTAAAATCATATACATTTAACCTTAATAAGATCGGGCCATCGATTGATATGGGTCTCTTGCCACATCCGGGATTCTATTATACATAGTACTGTTAATGCTTCCATTAGTAAGTCCTGATGCTGCTGTACTAAATTTTTGTATTTGATCTCTATCCCCGAAAAGAGATACCCTATAGTTCATTCCGGCAGTATATCCCTGACCTCTTGCCTGAGGGACCTCTGGAGATCTTCTTGGGTAGTCAGATTCGTAGGCGGATCCTCCTGGCAAAAGTGGTGGACCGGAAATGTCCTCCTGGGTATGGTCTTTCTTGTTTTGATACAAAAAGCTTGCTGCTATAGCCAATCCAGTACCTATTGCTGCGTTACGGACATTCGACTTACCAAACTGTTCTGCTAGGTATTGTTTATTAATTCTCTTGTAGGCCGTTGCTGATGAGGTAGATTCCCCGTTACCCGATAGGTCCCTGAGTGTGTCGGCAACTATACTAGAGGTTTGATCTGTAATGTCGTCTGCAGTTCGAAGAATATTACTTGAAGCTAAATCTCCATTTAAGAAAGCTGCAGCTTCCTTGTCTGCTTGTGCAGTTTGTTCAAAAAGAGTCTTGCTTTTCAGGGCCGTAGCTATCCGCTGCTCTTCCATATTGGCTGCCCTCTCAGGGGCTTGACCTTTTATGAGTGATGAAATCACGGAAGAATTATTACTTGTTCCAAAGAAGTCCTCTGCAAAATTCAAGTCTAATCCCTCATCTAGAATGCCAGCTTTTTGGGTATCAGAGATACCGCCAAAAATGTTATCGATATATTGTCTTAATTCCAGATTTCTGGTTTGTTTTTCATATATAGATTTTTCTTGTGAGATTTTCATGTATCTTTGAAAAAGATTAGCACTTGTTCCATCTGGCCTCATAGATGAGTCTGGCAGTTTTGTAAAAAAATCTATATCTATATTCTTTTTTATTCCACTATATTGAAGGGCGTTAGTCATTTCGTAACCAGATATACCCATTGACCTTTGTACGTCCTGCACTCCTTCTAAGAGCTTATCCCCTAATTGCATTTTTCTTATTTCCATTTCTATCTTTGCCATTTCCCCTCCCCCATCTTTATCCATGATACTGCCTAAGTCTTGTATTGATTTTATCAACGCTGCATTTTCGTCTAGTATTTTCTCTGAGGCAACCTGAGAACGCTGTGTAATCCTAGAAGCTAGTTCTTGCTCTCTAGATATTTGTGAGTTTGCACTTAACCTTCTCTTGGCATTCAGATAATAATCGGAAGCATTGGCTATATCTACCATTTCCGAAACAGATCCCTTTGCTATAATTCCTTTAGCCCTTAAGAGTTGCTCTACTTGCTCAAATTGATTAGATTGTGCAGCTGCGCTAATGTCTGATATGTCTGCATTGGGATCCGCCAATGCCATTCCCTCTGATAGGCTTTTAGCAAAAGTCACAAGATCAGTCTGATTCATTTTTCCACTAGTTAAAAAAGCTTCATCGAGTACAAGGGCTTTGCGTTTATCCGATGGATCCATTCCATCAAGTTTGTGTTTTTGTCTTAAATAGCCAAACATTTTTCCATACTGCTCGATTGTAGCATTGCCCATTTCATTTAGGTTGGTACTCTCTCCATATATTGCCTTGAGCATTTGTTCAGATTGTATGGTGCCCATGCTTGCGGTCCGAGCTGTGTGCTGCATGAGTTGTCTACTCGAAGAAATGCTAGCGGGAAAAAGATTCATCTCGCCGGAAGTAAAAGTTTGAGTCATGTCAATGACACTTTCAGCGGAAGGGAAACCCATTAATAATTTCTTATTTAATAAATCCTGTTCTATACCGGGAACTGCGCCTAGCATATCTTCAATTTGCCTAAGACCGTGGCCGACTACAGTTGCTCTATTGACATATTGTCCAAGTATATTTTTATTTGCTATTGCTGAATCAATGCTTTTATTAATAAAAGTTTTACCATATAGAGCGGCTTTTTGTTCTGTGTTAAGTCCCAAGTTTTCAATTTCATCGTAAAATTTTTGAGATAAATCACTTATTGCTGCTCTGCTATCATCTAAATCTTTTCCACCTAAGTTTGAAAGATTTTTTCTTTGCGTTTCTAATTCTTTTACAATTTTACCTAATCCTGTTTTTTTCCTTGCATCTATTGTGTCATCTAGATTTGAGAATATGCTAGATTCAAGTGGCATGTCAGCAATTTTTGCTTCTAACCTTTGGAATCCAAGTGACATTAACGCTGGATCTTCATTCCCTAGCGCAATTAGCTTTGTTGCAGAAAAGTTTTCTATTGTGTTTTCGCCAGATTTTAATACTCCAAGTTTTTCAAAAAAGTTTCTATTGAAATCTCGCATTCCAGTTCCGGCAATTCTTTCACCTGTAGTATCATCAAACTTAGCGCCACTCACCCTATCATTAACATCGATTGTCAATTGCTCTAGCATTCCCATTGTATTCGGATTAAAAAGATCGTCTGACATTCCAGTTCCATCAAGAGCGCTGGATAAAACTTTATACTTAGAATCTTCTTCAGCCATCTTACCTAAAGTATCCATAAAGAATCTATTTTTACCGAATACTTCACGATAGCTTTCTATATCATCAAATCTAGTGAGGCCAATAACTTCGCCCATTGAAGTAGGTTGGCGGACTATGGCAGCAGCTAGCTTGCGCTTACCTTCAGACATGTATGTACCAAGTATGGGTAATCCCTTGTCGTCTAAGTCGAAGCCACCAAGTGCGTGATAAAACTTTCTGATATCTCCTTCACTAAAGAGAATATTATGATTAGACACTCTGATACGTGCAATATCTGCGGAAATTTCATTGCCAGCTTCACCTATTTTTATTGAAATTGGTTTTCCTGATAATATTTTTCTTCCAGTAGTTCCCGTCATTGCATTTGCTTCGGAGTTAAGAGCAAATCTATACACGTCACCAACGACTGGGAGCTTCTGCCCATTCTTGGTTTTGTACAACTCAGATTGATACCATTTAGATAATAGATTCATATATTCTGGAGAATCATTAATACTTATGCCGCTATTGTGGAGGTCTAAAATTCTTTGCTGGAAGTCTCTACTCATCATTTTTGAGAACTGCTGGTGTTCCATAAAGTCATCAATGTCTAGCTCTGCACCTTTTCTAATTGCTCTTAGGACCTCACTATCTTCCTTTAAGCGCCCGCTAGATAATACAGCCTGGAATTCATCCAGTACATTTTTCGAATGGGCTTTAGCTATTAGCTTATCTTCCTCGCTTCCAAAGGCTGCGTTATGAAAAGCTACTAACATTGGATCGGTATACACCCTAGAAGTAGCTTCGGCTAGTCCGCTGAAGTTTACGATTGGAGTTCCAGCTGCTATTCCTGTCTCTTTTTTTAGTCCACTGATTGCAGTAATAATTCCATATTTATCAAATCTATCTGAAAACTTTTTAAATTGAGCTGCCGTTTTATAGGAATAATCTATTCCTCCAATTCGCACAGAACCTCTAACTGAACCTTGAGACAACCCTATAGCTTCTCCGTCTTTACCTATGCTTATCTCAGCTATCTGCCTTCTCAACTCAACCTTGCGAATCATTGATTGTTCGTCTCTATTTTGTGTAAGACCTAATAATTCCTCTTGTAGGTTTTCCCTTAATCTTTTCGCGTACTTTACGTTCACTAGTGACGATCCATCTCGACCTTTTTCTAGTTCACTAAAGAGACCTTTGAGAACATTTTTAGTGTCCTTATCTGATTCATTTTTTAGTAAATTTTTTACTTGCTCGATACCATATCTTCCCTCTGCGGCATCTATGTCTCCAGTTCTAATGGCTTCGCTTATTAGATCCCTCAGTGAACTTTTTATTTCGGCAGATTTTGAACCAAGCTTTTTTGATGCAATTATTTCATCTAACACTTCATCAACATATTTATTTGCTTCTTGACGTGCTGTTCGGCCGCCTTCGTATTCAAAGGATTCCCTTACATATGCTGCCACATCTTGTTGCTTAACTGATTTTCCTAATGATGTATCTCTACCAAAAGCTAGTGCCATTGTTTCGAACACATTGTCAATATTCAGTGTCGCTTCAGATAACTGTTTCATTATCTGTTCAGAGCCAGCGCCCGTAGCACTAAGGGGGATCTTGGTACCCAGGAAGGACTGCATAAGGTCACCCGATATGGATATTTCTCTTGGAGATAAAACTCCTTTTAATCTTTTTGGAAGCTTTGCAAATAACTTAGATAGGCCTTCGTTTCCGCCTTTTATTGCTTCATCCAATTCCCCTGGAGTAAATAAAGGTTTTCCACTTTTTGACATTGTTTCAAGTGTTTCCTGCATTGATAGGACTCGATCACCTTGTCTAAGATTAAGGGCCATTGCTCCATCATCAGTAGGGAAAACTAATCCCGTTCCCTGTTCTTTCATTTTTTTCAAGAAATCTGGAATACTTTGAGATCCAACTTTTGCTTTATGGATTATAATTTGAGCACCGTATTGCTGATCTCCAGTAAATCCTAATTTTTTATTAATATCTTTTAATACTTGAGCGTAGTCTCTATATTCTGCGGGGCCAAGGGATCCTGGCGCAATATCCGCAAGTTCGGTCGCTCCAAAACCAGATAGATACTGCACAGCGTCTTCTAGTGAGTCAGTTACTAGCCGTGCTGATTGTCCCCGATTCAATCTTAGGGAGTCAACATAAGTTGATCTAAATTTTAGTTTTCCGTCAACCTCTACAGGCTCTATTAAACCCTTTTGACCAAAGTAAGTTTTACTTAAAGCTTGTTTAGCTAAAAGTATTTGCCTCTCCATTGGCATGGGAGATAGATAGGACGTGATTAATTCACTTAAAGCCATTATCTAACACCTGCATTAATATCAATTTGTTCCGATCCAAAAGGATTCATAACTGGAATAACAGATCCTGATACACCCATACCACTCATTAAGGATCTTAGTCTTGAAGCAGTGTCTGTCTGGGATCCGGTTCCACCGCCAAATCTAGGATAGCTAGGATTGGATAAACTGGCTTCTTGTATCTGTTGTGGATAGTAACCCATTTGCGACATTTCCAGTCCCATATCTTGACCAATCTTTATTTTAACTTGATCCATGCTGGTATTTGGGTGCCAACCTTCCCAATTTTCGTTTGGTAATTCGTTCTTGGAAAAATAATCAGTTAACTCTGGTCTCTTTTCTACTTCCATGCCCCACGCAGCTTCGTATATTCTTCTCTCAAGTCTTCCAGCTGTTGATAATATTCTTTCTCTTTCATTTACGGGAGCATTGATCATGGCTTTAAAGTGTTCCCGTTTTCTTTTTGGTATTGCCAAAGAAAGTGACTCTATGTCAGTTCCGTATTTGCCTGAACCTATTTCTTCTATTGGGGCGCCATACATTGTTCTTTTAGCAGCTGACTCATACTGAAAGGCTGCGCCCCTATCTCCAGCCATGCTAGCCATTTTAGCTAATCTAGTATTTTTAGTATATGTTAGGATGTCTGCGTACTCTTCTAATGCAAGTTCCTTTTTCCTAGTCCTCGGCATGAACTGCTCGCCAGTAATGGCTTCGTTTGCTGAATGAAGTGAGGAAACACTAAATCCCGTCACTGCTCCAAGTGTCGACATTACAAATTTTCCTTTGCTAGATTGCCCAAAAAATGTACCAGCTACTGCTAATGTAGCTGCTGCTGTTATGGGATCTCTATTCCCAGCTTTATTGACCATTGGAGCTATAAAGCTTTCAAAAGGCCTTTGCCATTCGGGGAAGGTTGCGCCATATACGTTGTTTCTTTCCCATTCTTCTGTTGATGTTTGTTTATTTATAAACTTCTTATTAATGAAAGTATCTCTATGCGCTAGCATTTCGCCCACCCTACTTACTGCATGAACAGTAGGATGCATGCCCATTTCCTCAGGGGTGCTATCTTTATACTTGTATTCGGTGAAGTTTTTCTTCTGTTGTATTGATACTGCGCGTTCTCTAAGTTCCTGAACCCTTAACTTATCGGTAGGATTATCTACCATAGAATCTATGGTTTTATCTAACGATCTAAATTGCTTTGAGTATGGAGCGACGTCTCCAAGTATCTTATACTGATCCATTACCCCGTATCTGCCTGTGGCATCTGGACTTAGCCTATTTAATCTCTCATAGGCTACTCCGGGTAATCTGAGTTCTCCTTCCGGAACCTTTGTAAACGGGTCACCTGTAGTGAAATCCGTAAAGTATTCTGATCCCGGGAGGAATGGATACTGCTTACCCATTGTATTCTTAATCGGATTTATGTAGTCAATTCCCGATCTTTCTTTAGGTATAAATCTTCTTGTTATTTCTGAAAACTCTATAGAACCTATTTGCTTTCCGCCCAACATGGGGATGTCTCCTAGTCCTCCTAGGTTCATATCCCAAAATTGCCTTCCAGTTCCATATGCTTTAGAAGCCGATTGCAAAACTGACCTTTGTGGCGCCAAGTCCGATTGACCCAATCCAAAGCTTTCTCGTACGCTGCTTGCAGCAAAGCCGTAAATACCTAGCATTTCTTGAGTCCTATATCCAAGTTCCTGTGCTTGGATTTGTGGATTACCCGCATTTATTGGACTTCCAGCCGGAACAATACGCTGCGGCATAACGCCAGTCATCTTAGGTGCTCCATAGGCCATCTGCATATACTGATTATTAACGCCGGATATTGTATTTCTAGTTTCATTTCTAGCGGTATTAAGTGACCCCGCTCTTCCGGCCAGCATTGCGTTAGAAGATGCCTGTGTGCCGTTTGGAGGGCCTCCAGATCCCCCCATGGCCATTCCACCTGCAACTCCTCCCATGCCCCCAAAAACGCCACTTCTGCCATTAATGTATGGATCTGCATTATAAGCTCCAGATTGACCAGCTGGCACGTAGTTGGCTAGTCCCGCAGCAACCTCTTGTTGATGCATCATAGTCTGAGGTTTTAGTATTTTTCCAACAGTGGCATTGAGTGCTGGAACAAGCGGACCGAATGGCCCACTGAAGTACTCACCGGATACAGGGTATGGCCTATCCTCGGAATGCTTACGCTCAAAACGATAGGGATCAAGCGGTCTAAGCGGAGATATGTCAGTATGGAACAGTGCCCTTTCTATTGGGCTCCCCATGCTGTCTGAGGTGAACATTGCTCCAGTTTCTAATTTACGATATATGCTTGGGCGGTAGTACATAATTTTTCCACCCATGAATGGAGTGTTACCCAATGGCCAGAATCGACCTTGCCTAATTGCTACTTCGCCTTCAAATAATTGTTCTTTCTTTTCTTCAAAATTCATTCCACCAGGAGTAATGCCAGAACCAAGAGCTTGTAAATTTCCTGCTGCCTTAGCAGCTCCGCCGATAAAGAATGGTGAGTAAACCCTTTCTCCTCTATCATCTTTTTCATTTACCATTCCACCGATAGTTCTGTCGGCGGTCATTATGCCTAAACCAGCACCGTATATTGGCAAGATTCTCTTGCCAACCATTCCACTCGTAAATAAACTCAAAGGTGAGCCGTATTGAGAAACGTCTAACTGTAGGCCAATAGTTCCAAAATATTTATTTAGTCTTTCAACGCTGTGAGACACTGCAGCCGACGCATTAGAGTAGCTCTCAGTACTATTGTAAGTATTAATTCCTAGAGCGCTTTTTATTGCACCGTATGGATTCCTAGCAAAAACGGTACCAAAAGTTGGAACCAGGAGAACGTCAGCGCCCTGTCCCCTTGTAGACCCAAGAACGTCTGTTGCTGATTCTGATATGCGATAAGGAGCCGTGCTGAGTCTCGGGTATAATGCTTTCTTAATTAAACCAGACCTTCCTACCTCTCCTATTCTTTGGCTAGTTCCAGTGATAAAGGGGTCAACTAGTCCTTCTGCGTCTTTTAGGGCCTCTATGGAATTTTTGAATGCGCCTCTTTGTACCGCTAGTTCACTTAGTCCAGATCTATTTGCCTTCATAGCACTTAAGTTAAATAGTGTTGAGAGTCCGGCTGCTTGCGCTTCTGCCAACTGACCAGCTGGTAAATCCTTTGCCATTTCAGTAATAATTTCATTCATCTGAATAAAAGTATTAGAAAAATTTCGCCCTGCTGCACCGGCTGAACCTGATGCCAATAATTCATTTCTTTGAACTAAATATTTGAATAATTCATCTTGAAGCTCATCCCCTCTTGTTAAGATTGTGGGGCTTCTTTTTCTGATATGGGACCCAGACATTAAATCTGCGTCCTGCATTATATCTCTTAGTCTTCTACTCGTTTCATATAAGGTATCTGGCTCATAACCTAAACCCCTTATTCTGGATGCATCGTAATTCAATGACGCAAGTACATCATCGGTCATTTGTTTTGTATCTTGAACATTAGTAAGTGAAGAGACTCTTCTACCATTAAATGTTCCTATGCCATTATCCTCAAGAACTTTCATTACTCTCTTGGGCATGGCAAAGCCACGAGTTTGTTTTCTAAAGTTTTCAAATGACCTTAGCATTTCGCCTTCGGTGATCATTTCGCCTGCAGTACCGGGGGATCTTGCTGTCACTGCGCCAGTATCATCTGCTATATTTACTCTAAATTGTTTCCCATTGGAATCAACTGTTTCATCCCTAAGTAGTCGTCCAAAAAAGGATGGGTTTTCTGGATCAGTTTTTCTTTTAGCGAACCTTGACAATAAACGCCCTATTGAATTTGGCTGCTCATAATCAATATCAAATTTTTGCCTAAGAGCAAGTTCTCTTTCCGGGCTAACTCCAAGTCTTTTTAATAGATTTGATCTATTTTTCCCGTCAGCAAATTCGACTTCATTGAGCGACTTTGCCTTACCTTCTGAGGCTGCGTTTCTTGCAGCTCTTGAAAGCATTTCGTTACTTTTCCTAGAAAGGGGCCTATAGAATCCTTCTAGTTCTTTTGACTGATATTGACCAGTGATTGATTCCTCAGTAAAGGACATTACCTTATGCTTAGTGCGGCCTCCGCTATAAGATAAAAAGAAATCAGCGCCTTTATCTGCGTCAGGAAGAAATGGTTGGGATACTTTTCCTTGCACTATTTGAAATGGGGAACGGCCTGACATTTCATCAAATGAGCCTTTTCCAAGCATTTGCATTGGGTTAAAGTTAAGTATAGGAATTTTTAAATCATTACTTAAAAAGTTGCCAACATTTCTTACTGATTGCTTAACGCCAGAGAAGTCCAATACATTTCCAGAACGAGTTTTGTAAACATCTCTCATTACTGAAACGCTGGAAGATGTTGTCGTTGGATCGGCTAATGCCATTCTCTTGGATATCTCACCCAGCATTGTTTGACTATCGTCGCTAAGTCCTGCGAATAGCCCTTGACTTACACCTTCGTCTAAAGTCATTGCCTTTAATCCGAGAATATTAAATCCTCTACTAAATATGCCAGTACTTATCTGCTTTTCTCTTACTAGAAAACTTCTTAAACTATCTGGATTATTGGTGTTTAATCCTCTTTTTCCTAGGTTTTGACTTAGTACGGCACTAGAGACTTCTCGACCATTTGCGTCTTTTAGATTTATTCCTAATCTTTGTGCTGATCTTTTAATCAAAAAATCTTTTTGGGAAACTGATAAATTATTTAAATCTGCAAAATCTTCAAAATCTGCTTTTTTAGTCTTTAATACTTTGCCTGCCACGCGAGGCATGGCATTATCAAGTATGGAATTCCATCCTTTTTCTGCTTTTACTTTTATTGCAGCTTGAAATTCTTTACCTTCAAATATTCTATTAGTATTTTCTATAGATGTTTTCAGGGCATCTGAGCTGAGAAATCCTCCCTCAATCGAATCGTCTACCGTTGTTGAAAATCTTTTTAATATTTCCTCAAAAGCTTCATCGCCCTCTTTGATAATTTTAGTTTTGCCAATAGTTACTTTTCTACTAGTTTCTTTGACTGAAGTATTAACACTTACGTCATCTATAAACTTTCCTAAAACCCCAGAAAATCTTTCGCGACTAGAATTTGGTGCCACATCCAATATTTGTTTTTGAAGAAGCTGTTTATATTCTCGCTGCTCGACTTGCCTATAAAACTCTGAACCACTAAACGACTTACTCCCTACGCCTCCTCCTCCGCTAGTGCCAAATTTTTCAGCCAACTTGGATACTTTGCTGGAGAAATTAGCTCGCACATTCGTGACTACGCTTGTCAATTCATCTGCATTCATCCCAGATTTATGTAGGGCTGCGTCAAAGCTTATGGCCTTATTCACTACATCATAGCCAACTCCAGTTTTCTTAAATGTATTAATTCCTTGATTGACGCCTGAGCTAATTCCTCTTAATCCGGGTATTAAATCTATATAGCCAAAATTGCCATCTGCTCCATCGCCAAAGGCTAATTTTCGACCAAAAATTGCAGCTCTCTTTAGGGTGTTTTCGCTTGCGGAATTAGCCCAAGATTCTCTAGCTCCAGTATTTCTAACGCTGTGCATAATAGCGTTAATGTTAGGTCGCTGATTGGCGTAGTTTTCTGTTGCCGCTCTAACTGCAGCTGACCCTTGGGCTGAAACTTTTAATGCCTGATTTGTTATCTTGCCTAGGTCATGGCCGACTTCTCCTAGGATATCGTCTAAATCAGTAAAGCGCTGAGCAGCTTTTGTCTTAAAGGAATTGACCCCAGACGACCTTGCCACATCTCCCATTGATTGTCTAAAGTTATGAAGAGATGACCTTGCATTACCTGCTGCTGCACCTGCTGCTTCAAATGGCAGGATTGTTGTAGCTAAAGCTATTGACGATTCTTTAACAAAGTCTGTAACAACATCTACGGGATTGTACCAATTGACCTTAGGCTTATCTTCTCTTCCTCCAAATATTGGATCAATTAATGCTTTTTGCCCAATGTATAGTGCCGGTAATTCATACGGCGCACGCCTTGCAGAGGCCACCATTCTACTTTGTATGGAATCTCTAAGGGCCCAGATTGCTGTTGGTTCATTTTCAATGCCCCTGCCCGCCTGATTTAATTCTGCGGAAGTAAAATAATCTCCCCTGTCAGTCAACTTTGTTTGACCTGCAGTTAGTTTGCCATTGCTTTCGAAAACTAGATTACTATATGGGTCTAGCTGATCCGGATTTGCTCCATCTATGGCCCTACTGACGCCACCTAGTTGGTCCAATTCTTTTCTAAATCCAGTAAGACTTTTTACTGTCCTTGAGGAAAAACCCTCTGGATTAATGGACGCCTGATCCTGAAGCGTTTTGGCTAGCTTCAGGCCACCTTCTTTAGTAAACTTACTAAGGACAAACATGGCGCCTAGAGTGGCTGCACTTGTTGCAAAGAACCTTAATACTGGGTGACCATTTAAGGCCTTACTCACAAAGCCAGAGTTAGGAGCGTCACCTCGCTCCTCATCATTCATCGTTGGTAGGTCTCTAGACGTTACATTGTAACCTAAGTTTTGTATAGGTCCTGGATCTCTTACCACGGTTTTTCCTTAGTCTAGCCCGATCCCCATAACTTATTTGCAATGGGGTCTTGATACGCAGCTTCCCCTTCTTTCTTGGAAAGATTATGACGAGCAGCTTTGATTTTTTCTTTTTCTACTTCTTCTTGTGGATCAATCAATTGCAAAGTCAAATTGGTTGACTCCATGCCATTCATGTTCTGTTTAATCTCAATTATTTTTTCTGAAAGAGCTACATTTTCAGCTAACTCAGAGAATGTCATATTCTCTAAATCATCCGGGGTATATGTAGATATAGTAGCGAGAACAAAGGCTTTCATTAAATTTTTGACCTCAGTAGCTTCATATCTTTTTTCCTCAAGAATATTCTTAGCTAAGGATACGGTAAAGAATCCGGATATATTCAATATCTCTTGAGACAGTGAAGACACTGCCCCAGGAGATATCGACATTAAATCAAAATTTTCTGGATAAATAATAGCGTACGACAGAATTAAGTCTTCCATGTCAGCGGAAGAAAAACCATCTAAACTTTGAAGATATAATATCTTATTATATTCTTTAAAAGTTAATTCTCTAAAAACTAAAGTTTGACTTTTTACATCAACACTATAGATTTTTCCATATTTACTTTTTAAGGTAAATACTAACTCTGGGTCTATCATAAATTACAGCTGTCTTACCTCTAAGGCAACGAAACCTGAAGCTTCTAATACCTCTTGCGCAATTAACGAAGGGAGACCAGCCATGAATCCAGCAGAGTTATTCTTGTCAAACTTAGGATAAAGCATACATAGCTCTGATATAGTTTCTTCATTCCAGAGGTTAGCTTCTGCCGTAGTTAGCTGTCCTGCTTGAACCAGCTGTTCCATTTTCTTAACAATCTGCTTATACTCAGCGCGATTCAAAGATCTCCATACAATATGCTTATCGTAGGTAATGGAAGTCACATAAATGTCACCATATTGCTTTTTCCAATCCTTGACAGTACCTGCTAGCGGTCCGCCATCCCAAATTGCCTCTTCGTCTGGAACATCCTCTATATCCTGGTAGTCAGCGTCATTTTGCACTGGCTGCTCTTCATCTTCCAAATCTGGAGAATAGCCTGACGCAAGATCGCTTGCACTAGGATCATCTGACATCTCTAAATCTACCGTAGTAGTTTCAAAGTCTTCGCCAGATTCAATATCTAGATTTTTAACAACAACTTTTCTTTTAGAATCCATAATTACTCTCTTTCGCTCGAATCAATTCATTATATCATACTATACTTAGTGGAACAACAGTTTTACTCACTTATAAGTTGTGTTGTGTCCCCCGTTTGTTTGTACCAATTTGACATATTACCATTTGTGGATGTCGCAGTCTGTGCTGATACCGCAGCCTGTGGGTCTGCTGAAGCATTAAAGGTAGTCTTTGTTTTGACGAAGGAAAGATTAGCCTCTGTAAAGTAGTGATCTCTTGCTATGAATTGATAACTTTCACCAATAGGCTGACCACCCGGGCCGTAGGCAATTGACATATTTGTCAGGTTTACTTCTTGTATTACTATTTTCATAGGTTGAGAAGAATTATCAGATTTAATAGTTCTTTGATTAACGTCTGAGATCATCATTCTATCTATGTTGTCAGAAATATTAGTATCTTCGCTTTGATATAAGTTCAATGGAGACAGTGCAACCTCTTCTAGCCCATAGACTATGATTAGATTAAATGGCGGATGGGCGCTAAAAATATTTCTATTAGAATTCTGAACGTTTTTAAAAAATGGGTCGTCAGTAGTTCTGTCCAATTGTCCTCTGGCCCAATATTTTTCTATTAACTTTTCATCTTCTACTGTTTCAAAAGTAGATCTCATACGAGACATTACCTGATTGGCGGGGTATTTCTCTTTTGCTGCGCGTGCTCTAACATCCGCTGCCTTCTCAAGCAGTTCTGTCATTCTTCTTGGGTACTTGGAAAACATTGTTATTTCTCCACTGATGATTCTAGTACCATACATCATGGCGTCATAGTTATATGACCAGAACCCATACAGTGGTTGTTTTTCCTGTCTTACATTAAAAGCGAAGTTTGCAATATCTAGTTCATCTTCGGGGGAAAATAATCCATCTATATATATTCTGATGTCTTCACCGCTAAAGTAATAATCATAATAATTACTAAAACGTAGATCGTTCTGTCCCCCGCCACTCCATACGGCATCTATTGTTTCATGAAGTGGGTCAAACTCTCTTATATTGTTATTGTTTCTAATTGTCATCTTGGAGGCTGCACCTGAGTTGTATTGTTTTCGTTCTTTTTAGGATTGTATTTACTTTCATAATATTCTTCTTCATTTAAAGAAGCTAGTTCTTCTACTATGAGATCCCCAAATATATTAGATCCAATATTCATATCTCTAGCTTTCATCTCCGTGGTATAGGATGGATCTCTTGGGTCTAAATCATCATTCGGAATTTTTATTAAAGGCTGAATTCCTCTAGCCATATAGGTGTATGTCTGCTCTGTTATTAGGTCATCTATCGATAAGGTTTGACCTTCATCAACTATCGTGATACCAAAGATTTTCATTTTTGCCCCAACTCCGTATTCATTAAAAAATGTAATGACAATATCGAAAGGTGGCAACATGTCTGCTAGAGGAGCAAAGAATCCTTGCTTTCTAGCAAGGTATTCTCTAAATTGCTTTATTCTATAAAAAGCGTATTCGTTAAAAACAGTAAATATTAGGCTTCCGGCGATTGTTCTTCCGCCCTTAACAAATCCCCTAACATTTACATGCCCCAATGTTCTTATGGGTGAATTTTCCCTATGTATAGAGTATGAAATAGTTTGAAGTTCACCGAGAGTTATTACGTCGCCGGTAGCTTCAACGTTGCCCGTTTGCCCTATGACGGGAACTATCATCGTTGCTACTGCATCTGCTCCAGAGAAGGACATATTCGACATGTATTTATCAAAGTCAAATAAATCATTTCCTGACTTTTCTTTAGTCTCTTCTTTTCTAGTCAGCTTAAAAGGGAACGATTGCCCTTGTGCCATATTATTCTCCTATAAATAAAAAGGTGCATGGAAGAAGCCTCCCATGCACCTTTTGCGTAAAATTACACTCTATCAGGGTCTGATAATTGTGGTGTTCAATCCCTCAGGCGTAATACCTACCAGGTTAGTCGGATCGACAAGCGTATCATTTCTGATAACGTACATCGGTCCAAGCTCACGGGCTACGTAAGTCATTGTTTCTTCGATAACGATGTCATCCATCGATGCTCCTGAACCTTCGTTCAAAAGCTCAACACCGAAGATTGATCTTACGGCTGCCTGACCATATTCATTAGCGAATGTAACAGTAATGTCAAAAGGAGGAATCTGATCCGCATAGTAAGGAACTTTTCTTACTACGCCAGTCTTCTGCTCATTAACATCAGCGATACCGCGTCGATGGCCATTGTCACCGGGCAATGTGTTGTGACTTCTTGTGTAAAAGTCCATGGGTCTGTTTTGCGTATAGTTTTGTTCCAACATCTTATACAGTGCCGGACGATCAAAAACCGTAAAGATTAAAGAGCCAGCTATTCCTCTTTTTCCTCTTGAGAAGGAACGAGGATTAGGCGATCCCATGGTATAGATTGGGGCCTTTTCTCTAGTAACAGAGAAAGTGATGCCTGATAAGGCGCCAATTTCTACGCCACCAAATGTGGCTACAATGTCTGCTCCTGAGAACGTGGTGTAAGTATTAAGATACTTATTAACTGATGTATATTCTTCTGCTGCCATTTAAGTTACCCTCCTAGTCGGTAAATTTATAGACTAATGGCCACTCTGACTTCGATCTCTTTGAGTTCGAAGGCAGGTGTTAAAATAAGGTCTACAACCGCCTTGTTTTCGTTCGGGATATAAGAGACCGTAAAGTCACTACCGAGCAAGGCTCCTACAATTTGCATACCTCTCAAGCCAGAAGTAATTGCTGTTTCCATCGCATTTCTTGTTTGAATATTTGATGGCTCACCAACGAATCTCTGGCAGGCTTGTCTAACAACCGATGTAGCATCATTAATGATTCTCTTGGTTGAAAGACGAGTATAATCTGATGTTGACCAACTAAAGGTTAATCCATCTCCAAATACTGGGATCTTATTAAAGTTAACAACAACACTGTTTACGCCCTTGTCTGACAAGGCAGTTTGCTGCGTTCTAGTGGGGGAGTATCTTATAGCCTCGACATTGTAAGCTGCCTTATTAACGACTGAACTGTATGAAGGAAGTATGCTTATAGTTGCCGCCATATGTGTAGCTCCATTTGCATAACCAAAATCAACGCTTCCAGAAGAGTAGTTAACTGGCTTAATTTCTGTAGCAACAACTACCACATAGGGACCAGTCTCTTTTAGTAGGTCGCTATTGTTTCTAACTGGAAGACTAGTAAGAGCCAAATGTGTATTGACATTTCCTGGAGTCATAGTCTCCGATGTTCCAGCGTATGGATTAACTCCCATAATTGCTATGCATGGATTGATATTTTCCGAAATATCTTTAACTTTTGCCGAAACCTTATACGCCCAGTTATAAGCGACGGTAGCAGAATTATCTGCATAGAATCCTACTGCCGGAGCAGTAGTGCTTGTGTTCGGCGTTGCACCTGTGAGGTCCCAGGTATATGGGTGACCACCACGACCCCAAGGAACAATGATGTCTGGGATGCAAGACTCTGCAGCAATGAATGCATCGTCGAAAATGTCTACTGAGACGGGAGTGGCATCACTGCTTAAGCTAGTAACAGCTCCAGTAGATGGAACAAATACGGTATTGCTTGGTAACGGAACGATATACATTCTTCCGGCTCCAGCAATGAGCAATTCAAGGAATGCTCTGTGTGCATCTGATCCGTCACCAAAGGCAGAGATGACATCAGCTTCGTTTGAAACTCGTACGACATCAAGGTCAGCCACTCCACCGGTTAGATTTGGGGTGCTGCGCTTTGCAATTGCAACAATTCGAGGACCAGCTGGTGCGTCCTGACGTGAGACGCTATAGAAGCGATCTCTGATTAAAGTTTTTACTCCAGGTATACCCATTTTGTTCTTTATCCTCCAAATTTCAAAACTCTATTTGAATCTCTCTTTATAGTAACACACAACTTATAAAAACAACTACAAACTTAATTTTGGCAGAGATTAATATATACCATATTAGCTATTGGGTGTTGCGCCCTGGAAAAGATCTATGACATTACCTTCCGTTCCAGAGTAATTGGGAGTAGCAGCGTGCATCTCTTTAAGGAGTTCCTTCTCATAAGCCATCCACGTTCTTGCATCAACAACAATCTTTTCAATTCTATTATTAGCTATTGCAAACGTTTTTTCAGTAGTTAACATATATGTGACGGTTCTTTTATGTATATCCTTGCCGTCTCTGTTTATTTCTGAGTCTGACAGTCTCCTAGAATAGACTAATTCAGATGCGCCTGCGGCTTTAAAAATTGAAGTATATTCCAGCATAAAGTCCTCAAAGGCTTCCATGACCTGATCACACAGAACTGCCGCATCAAGATCATCTCTGGTTGTCGTACTATTTGGCCCTTGGAAAGTTCCAACCTTGCTCATTACCGTAAAGCCTACTACATTTTGAAATTTCTGACCATAGATTGTTACAGAATTAGAAAGTACATTTTGGCGCATTCTTGGCTTTGGCTCTGTCGTGTGGGATTTTCTTAGCTCTAAATGATAACCGATTATTGCTGGAAAGTCATCTAGTCCAACATTTGTAGAAGACGGGGCTGACGAAAGATCTCTTGTGGAGTTTTCAATAGATCCAGAGTCCTTATACGTTACGGATGATTCTCTATTTATACTTAATGGAAGTATTGGTATTGTTGGATAGCTTTCTTCCCATATTTTTTTAACTAAGCTAACAAACTCTAGGTAAGTTAGATTTCCAGTGTATACTTCCTCAATTCCGTCACTATCTAACCTACGATAACCAGGAGCCTGCAGAGCAGGTAAACCATATCTTGCGTTTTCAGAAAAGTGAGGAAAATCTCTATTTAAGTAACCCATATTATGCTCCTGGACCAGCTGCTAGTGAAAAGTCTACCCTCTTTAATCCAAGGGCTGAAAGTAATGCTATTTCAAAAATGAATACACCTCTTTGCGTTTCTGATGCCTGAACATTAAACGAGAAGTCATTTATTATTAAGTTTGTTTTAAGTGATTGTAAGAAATCTTTAGTTTCAGAAACTATTTGGTCAAAAGCCATAATATCAAAATGGGACACTGCCTTTATTTCACTGACAACAAGCGATATTAGTCTCATTTGTGCTAGCTTAGTGAAGGCAGATCCTTCGCCAGCCATTGTATATTCATTAGTCAAATATACTTCGAAAGGTACTGCTCTTCTTGTCTTCTTTCCACGATATAGTGTATTAATTCCCAAATCTTCTAGTCTCAAATACTCAGCTTGAGTGAGATCATTGCCGAATAAAGACATAGCTCCTGGTATTCTAGCTCTAACTAAAGCCCTACTAACTGGAGCAGCGGATATCATTCCTGCGACTGCTGCTGCTGCATTCGAAACATAGCTTAACTTTATTTGAGGGTGCTGGAAAACCATTTCTCCATATATTGGAACTATGTATCGACCCTTATCAGAAGATATTTGTCCAGTTTGATTATTGTAAATGGTAAATTTATCAGTAAATATAGGATTTTGTTCTATTATGTCTATGTCTGAGGCAGTAATGCCATTAGTTCTAGAGCCAATAATCCCTACTTGAACATTTCCAGTATTGTTGTGAAAATCAGAGCAATAAGTTGCAAGTTGCGTTACAAAATCTACTGTACCGGTATTTATAATGGAAGTTTCAAGTGGAACAATTATGTCTACAAAATCTAAATCTATTATATCTTGATAAGTCTGTTGAAGTCTTTCGTAATATTTTTCATAAAAAGTTTGAGAACTAGGGGTTGCTTGATCTCGATTAAATACTGTAGTAGATATAAATCTTCCTTCATAACTATCAACATACTCTATCATCGGCGCTGACGCACAAATCATTATATCTCTCGCCCCACATGAGTAAGCGTCTAAGACACCTCGCAAAAGCGGACTACTAAGATCTGCCTGGAGTAGATTAACTGCTTGTTGTATAGAATCAATTCTTACTGGAAAGTTTAAATCGATGCCGTCTGCGTGCCCTATTAATAGTAGCGTACTTGTATTGCTTGTGTTCAGCTGTTGATATGTAGGTCTGTAGCTGATTACGCTTGATTTTGGAGCTACGATTGTGGCGGGTGACAATGTGCTAGTGGATGCTTTTACCTGAAATACTGAAGCTACATTGATGTTTCTAACTGCGCTATTCGTTCTAGCTAAAACAGTGTAATTATACTCGTAAAGATTGTCAGGAACAGTATAATGGAAAATATACTCTCCATTGGTGACTTTTTCTATTCTATTGCCCGTAGCTTCTGGATCTTGAGAAAGATACAGATAAGGGCCATCAATTACTGCGCCTGCCCCACTTTCACCTCTAAGCACGTATATGCTTATATCTACGGGCGTGGCTAAACTAGCTGGATCATAAATTGTTCCATCAAAATCTGTAAATATAAATCTAAATTGAGCTGTCTGCCCCTTGGATAAAACTAACATTTTTACTTCTCTCTTGTGGCTCCGACAGTCCAATAGTTTATTTTCCCGAACCTACCCCTAACTGCAGTGGCTGCAGCTATGCTGAACATCGTATAATTTTTACTTGATTTTAAAGAATAATTTTCATATATTCTATCCCCCTCTTTGGGGAAGATATTTTCTTCAAAATAATATACTGCGTCGTAGTTAGTTAAAATGCCTTCTTGAGTTTCAGTAGAAGAATTTGCATTAGTGGTGCCGGATTGTCCCACTTGACGTGTTGTTACTCTTTCAAAACGATCAGAATGGTTTCCATTATCCAGCATTCTCTGTATGTAAACGTCGTGTCCCCATTGTCTAAGTATACGATTAAATGATTTCTTTGCATCAATCATAGCTTCTGAAACCTCTCTTTGGCATTGGGTCATCATTTATGTTAGTTGTTCCATTTGGATCATACAATTCTCTGCCAGACGGATATACAATTTTATCAGTTAATTTGCTGTCATACATAGACAGGCCTGGTAGATTTTTGGGCTGGAATCCTCTTGGGCCAACTTTTGCTGCTAGCATTTCTTTTCTTAGTGCGGCAGCTATCTGACACCATGTCGTAGCATTGTCTCTGGTTACTCTATTCCTTGGTATGGATTTATTGGTAATGCTTAAATCGCCAAGTGTTAAAGACATTTCGTCGTCACCACCTAATCCATAGGTTCTCGAGAGCTCACAGGCTGTTGCAGCCTTTATGTATTCAAGAACTGTAAATGACAGATTCGATCCATCTTCTGCGTCTAAAAGATTATAAATAGCTTTTACTTCTGTTGAATAATTATAAATTATTTCACCTATCTCAAGAAGCGAGGCGTCTGGGAAGTAAGCCAAAAGAGACTCAGGATCCAAATATAAAGGAGTAACATCTGGCGCAAAAGTTATGCTCTCGTCACTTTTTAATATAATGGTAGGCTGATATTCTTCTACCGTAGAACTAACATATAGTTTTTGTTCTACTACTACAGTATTGGAATTAGCTAATAAGCCAGTAAATTTAACAGTATATGCGCCAGCTACAGTTGGAGTGTAATCATAATAAAAAACTGAACTAGATATCTGGCTAGAGGTTCCTGAGTTTACGGTTGTATTAGAAGAGTTTTTTATTATTACTTGTGGATTTGACGCAGGGGATAGTGCTATTTCATTTCCATTGGCGTCGATATCTTTAAACTTTACAGTTATTCTAACTGTATCACCGACTATCACTGTATCTGTTGACATCTTTTACCTCTTAGTTTAAGCGTTAGACATAATAGTAACGTCGATTGTCCCTGCCGAGTTATCCTCTAGAATAATAGTTTCTGCGCTGGAAATGGCATAGGCTTCATTCTTATTTATCGATATTGCTATATATCCAGAGCTATACGTATCTTCGCTATTTAAACTTGAAATGGCATACGCGTTTGCGTTTATTGTACTTATTTCTGAGGATCCGTAACCGTCAAACATTGCAAAAGTCATATAGGATGACGTCTCAGTGTTTTCTATTACTCCGCTTGGAGTGATAACGGAATGACTATTAACAAAAACTAATGTGCTATCTACAGATGGTGGCGATATAACAATAACGCCTAATATGTTTAGGCCACCAAAATTAGTAGTTAACCCAAAAGACTGAGGAGAAACTACATATACACCACTATAATTGAAATGAGCTTGGTTATAGTCTATATCTCCATTGTAGAGCATCTAAATCCTTTTATTAGAATGTTCCACAATCAAATGTTATACCATCTATAGAACCACCGGTAATCGAAACGCTACTAGAAGCTTGCGTGGCCATTGATCCCAGTCCAAGAGTTGTTCTTCCACCAGCAGCGTCTACATCGTCAACCAATGATCTACCAAATGTAGTGAACGTTGCTAAAGCTGCGGTGCCAGACCCCGTAAAATATGGAAGCCTGTCTGCAGCAGAAGTCAAGCCTGCTATAGCGGCAAGATCTGCGTCATAGGCTTGAACATCTGAGCCGATGGCTAGACCAAGGCTTGCTTGTGCGGGCGCCTGATGCGCTAGTTGCTCCAGTTCCGCCATTAGCTAAGGCGATTGTGCTGCCATTCCAAGTGCCAGCTGTAATGGTTCCGACGGTGACAATACTGTCATCGCCAGAATAGGTTCCACCAGCCACTGCAGCAAGTGTAGCGTTGTATGCCTGAACATCGGACCCGATTGCAAGGCCTAGACTAGTTCTGGCCCCTGAAGCTGACGTTGCACCAGTACCACCGTTAGCCAAGGCAATAGCCGTACCATTCCAAACACCAGTTGCAATTGTTCCAACTGAAGTAAGGCTTGAGGCAGTTACTCCTGAGCCAAGAGTTGAGCCAGAGAGTACAGAAGTCCCTGCAATCAACAATGACTTGCCAGTCAGAAGATTAAGATTTTCTGAAGACGTCCATGCGTCAGTTGCGTCAATCCAGTTAAAGGTCTTATCTGTAGCACCCTTGAGTGTAAGGCCACCACCATCGGCACCTGCGTCTGTCGGGCTCGCAGTAGATCCAAGTTCGATGTTCTTATCGTCAACAGTTACAGTAGTTGAATTGATTGTAGTGGTTGTGCCGTTGACTGTTAGATCGCCGGAAAGGACAAGGGAGGTACCAGTGGCAGCTCCGATGTTTGGCGTTACAAGCGTTGGCGTGTTAGCAAAAACGAGTGCGCCAGAACCAGTTTCATCTGAAATCACTGAAATAAGTTCTGCTGAAGTAGTAGCTGCAAAATCCGAAAGCTTATTTGCAGTAAGTGCTACAGTACCACTGGCATCTGGGAGTGTAATTGTTCTATCTGCGGTTGGATCTGTGATTGCAAGAGTTGTTTCATGAGCGTCAGCTGTTGCACCTTCAAAAACCATGCTTCCACTATTAAGTGTAAGTCCTGCAAATGTTACGCTTGCAGAGGTTGCTACATCTTGACCAATAGATAATGAGTGAGTTGTCCCCTCACCTGTTGTTGCTGCAGAAGAAGTAACGCCAGTTCCACCAGTTATTGTTGCTACATAGTTGCCACTAGTATTAGTTCCAAGCGCAATTTCTATAGTTGTAGAACTTGCTGCGGTTAAACGACCCTGGGCGTCAACCGTGAAGCTACCGACTGATGCAGCACCGCCGTATGAGCCAGCTGTTACTGCAGTGTTATCAAGGTTTAGGGTAAGCGTGTCAGTTGCAGAGGCCACCGATGTTAGGCCTGTGCCACCAACTATAGTGAAGGTATCTCCACCGGAAATTGTTAAATTGTCACCGTTGTCTGCATCTACTGTAAATGAAGTAGAAATAGAAGCTGTTCCTGCTGCGGTCAAACGACCTTGAGCGTCAACTGTAAAGGTTGGAATTGCGCTAGCTGAACCATAAGATCCTGCGGATACTGCAGTGTTATCTAAGTTCAATGTAATGGTATTAGTTGCGCTAGCGACAGATGAAAGCCCAGTTCCACCAGATATAGTTACGGTTTCTGCGTCATCGATTGTTTGCGAAGATCCCGAATCACCTGCTAAAGTAAAGTTGTATGTAGATGCAACTACAGCGCCATCTACATATGCTGTAGTTGCTACCGATGTTGAGTTGTTGCCAGCTGTTTGTGTCGTTGCAGTTGCAGAACCACCAAGGGCTAGTGTTCCAGAAAATGTTTTATTTCCAGTAATAGTTTGAGTGCCCGACAAGCCTACATAGGCGCCCAGGCCAGCAATGGCTTGAATTGTGGTTGCAGTTCCCCCTGCTCCACCTGATCCTTTACCGTAGTAAAGGACATCATCAGCTTCATTATATGCCAGCTCTGCGTTTTCAAGACTTGAGGGTGCGCCAGCAGCCCCGCCAGATGCTCTTCTTTTGATTCTGATTGTATTAGCCATGATTAAAAATTTCCTCCATCGGTAAGGTTTTCTTCGGGGTGATTCACCCAAACTGAACCGTTGTAACGCAAAACGTTACCTGAGTTCACTGTGGTAATAGTAACGTCAGTCAATCCATTTAGAACTGATTGAGTAGTAATTGTAGTTTCTGCAGCTATTATTCTATCTTTAACTGTTAAATGACTGCCTGCTGGACTCAATCCCAAGACCGTTTGCATGGCCTCAATGGCGTCATTTGCATTAGCGTGCTGTTGATGGTGAGGTACCGTTACTGAATTAAGCGCATCAGATGATGTAGGATTGATCAATACGTCCAATGCTGCGGGATACTGGGTGGTCATAAAAATCCTTTATAAACTAAATATTTTATATTGTTCGTTACTCCAATTAATTGTGATGGAGATAGGACTAGCACTAGAAGATACTGGAAGTCCAGTAGCTGTATCTATGTAGGCTAAAAGTCTTGATGTAGATCTAACTCCAGTATCTTTATATAAAACTAGATAGGCAAAACCGCTAGTCCCGTAATCTTCTATTGTAATATTATCAGCATCAAAGACACCAGATGCTGTTGTTTTTCCGCTTAATAAACTAGTAGTTGCTGCGACTGAATCTTCACTAATGCTTGATAAGAATTCATGTGTACTTAAATTTACTGTATAAGTATTTTTTACTAATGCAATTTTTAAGTTATTGTCAGTTAGGTCAAATAAACCCTCTAGTAGGCCTTCTTTACCTTTTGTGTATAATGCATTTGCCATTACAGACCCACCTCAGCCGATACGATTACTCTGTATTTATAGCCTGATTCAAAGTAATTTTTTCCATCAACATAGTAAACGGGAGTAGCGTCGTCTGACGGGAAGTCAATATATACATCTGGCTTCCATGAGTGCATCGAAACCTCTGATGATACATTTTCCCATCTCGATGGAGTCTTTTGAATTTTCTTACGTTGAGCTTTAAAGTATTTTAATGTCAGAAAGTTTGATGCTGGACGAGAACTGAATACAACTGTCACTCTTCCATTGTTCTCATCGTTGTTTAAATAAAAGTCACCATTAGAAGGATTAGTTGATTCTATATAGAAATTAGGATTCTTTGCTAGTATCTGATATCCAGTTTCTATATCAGCTCTTACTGATTTATCCTCTATCAACACTTCGTTAAGTACTGTTGCTTGGCTCTCTTGTAGAATTGAAGGAGTTGCCGAATTAGTTTGGCTAGTAAAGCTAATTTTTTCCTCAGCCACTGTTAGCCCAGATGAGTCAACTAAGTTAGTGACCCTGACAATATAGTCGGTATTAGAGCTTAATACTGAATTCCAATAAAGAGTTAAAGTTCTACTGATCTGATTATAATCAGTAATTGTATTTATCGTTCTAAATGGAGATGAACTTTGAACAGGTGTAGCTGAATCTGTTTGTACAATAAAATTAGCATTTATTAATGATGCTATCTTGATTGTCCTGCCAAATTTAATATTTACTGTATTAACAGTAACTGTAGCACTATCTATCAAATATAAAGCCACTCAACACACTCCATAATTATAATCCTGAACTAATAGTAATAAATTAATTCAATAAAAAGCAAAGGGGCAGTAGATTTCTCTACCGCCCCCAGCTTTAGGGTAATTTGTAACTATAACGACCCTAAGGTTCTATCAGCTTGCTTCGTTCGTAACCTGTATTTCATAGTTACGGCTCAATCTGACGTTCTTAGCAACTGTGATACCCTCACCGTCACCCAGCATTACGATGTCGTAACGCTCCTTCATCTTGAGTGCACGAAGATCGCGACTCGGATCGTCGAACTGATCAGTGCTCATATCGTCCTTGACGAGAAGAGTACCGACTTCATTACGGTCGATGAGGAAAAGGTCTGACTTAGCTGCTGTTCCGCCACTCTTAGCTGTGAAGCTAACAAAAGGCGAAACAAGAACATTCAAGCCCATCGGGGCCGTCGAGTTCAGTGCGCCTTCTGGCGACTGAGGACGATATCCCCAACTTGTACCTACAGAAGATGCCGCTCCACCAGCGTGGAAGATGGAATCCTTGAGGAAGACCGACCACATTAATGGGTGCAGAATGAAATCTGTTGGGATATGATTTTCAGCCATAAGGATAGCAGCCATGTCCACAATGTCATCCCAGGTGACTGTCAAGTTGGCTGTGCCATTGATGTCTCTACCTGTTGTGTCACTGTAACTACCACTGTCGTTATCGAATGCAATTGTAGCTGCATCCTTGAAACGGCTAAGAGCAATTTGCTCTTTCAAACGAGCCATAGCACGGCCGGCTGCGCGAACATGTAAACCGACAATGTCCCAAAGTGAATCAGCGATGACTTCCTCCGTAAAGGATAGCTTAACGCCCTTCTTTGAAACTTTGCCTTCTACCTGCTTTGCGAAAGCGAGTGCTTGCTCTGGATACTCTTGTCCTTCTGGGATCTCTGCTGCTTGAATAGCGTTGACTGCGGGGAACTCCAAAGAGCGTCCCTTACCGAGACGAACAGTGGAAAGCAATGGAGTCACAAGTAGTTGTGGCTCTGCTGCTTCTTTAAGCGTACGCGAAAGAACTTTGGGGAAAAGTGCTGCTGCGTCTGGTGACGCAAAAGCTTCCTTAATTGTTACTCTGTTGTCTGCATCTATGTACCCGTCCTCAGTCAATACTGCTTCCCAAGCTGGGAGACCCGAGAGGAGCTCTTGGATTGTCTTACTCATCGTAGGATTATTCCTCCTGTGTTAATGTTTCTTTTGTATTAATAATATTAGAGTGTCAGATTGACGCGGAAAGCACCAATGACATTGTGTACGTCCAGGTTGGCCCGGATACCTAACTTACCACTGTAGGTGCCTGCACGAGTAAGCTCGTAAACAGTCTTTAATGCACCTGGATCAGAGGGAAGTTGCATATAGCTGAGTAAGCCATCATCGAAGTTGGTAGCGAACTGCTCAACCTCAACAACTTTACCCACTTGCAACCATGGATAAGCACCAGCAGCAGATGTTGTTGCTGCGAATGCCACCGGACGACCCATGTGATCGGCTCGGATTAATGAACCAACTGTTACATCGGCGTTAACCTGTGCAACCATTGGATACTCTACGTAACCGTGTGTAATGAAGCCAGCGCCCTGTGAGGTACCTTTATCAAATGGTCTGTAAAGATCATATTGTGCGCAGCCAATCGGAACTGAATAGGCGCCCACAGAAATTGTGTCAGTTGAACCAGAGGTCGAGCTAGGGGTAGCGCCATCAAGCGGATCCCAGCTGGGCATAACGTCGCCCCATGATTGGCTTGAAGCGGTTCCGTTAGCGGGAACGATGCGAGCATCGCCGTTTGCATCTGCTACTACTGAAAGAATGGTACCCTTGGTGACAACGATCTCAAAACGATCATCTTCACTATCATTGTACCATGTCGGAAGACCGGGATGGGGCAGTAAATAGGCTGCGGGGGCAATGCCCTCAGAAACTACAAACCGGCCTGCACCAGTCTTACTATGAACCTTGCGGAACTTTGCTAAACTCATTTTTTATCTCCTTAAATATTAAAGTTTACGTCTACCCATAAGGGCATCTACTAGTACTTGTTCAAAAGATTCGTTAGGATCCGTAGAAGTTTTTGTGACTTCCTCTTTATCAAGAGTGAGTACATTTTCTTCAGAACTAACTTCAGCTTCAGATGTTACTTGCGGCATTGTCATATAGTCAGAAATGCGCTTGTTAGCCTTTGCTGGAGCCTTAGCCAGATCTCTTAAAGAGTCTGCCAATGAAGCAGCTGTGCGTGAAGCATGCTCGCCTATCAGGTTTTCTCTTTCATCTGCGGATTCGAAACCAAGACTAATCTTAGTATCGACAACTCTTTCTACTAGAGTTCTATGCAATGCACTTTTGAGCTTTGCATTTTCTTCTTCAAGAGACTTGATACTTGCCTTTAGGAGGTTAATATCTTGCTCAACGCCTTCTTTGTTGTCGCTGAGATTATCTTCCTCTTCAGGAGTCTCTTGATCCTCATCGCCCTTGGACAATGACTCTTCCGGCTTTTCAGCATTTTCGGAATCAGCATCTTGCACATCCGCCTTTTCTGAATCGTCAGATGAGTTCTTTTCTTCTTCTGGATCTGCTTCTGCGTCTCCTTCGGAAAGTTCTTTTTGCTCTTCTTCTGTAGAAGTGCTTTCTTCAGTCTTCTCTTCTTCCAAAGTCACTTCGACTTCTTCTGAAGCTTCGCCTATGGCGGAAGCTGCTATATTGGAAAGATCTTCGCTTAAGCCTTCAGCTACAGCTAAAATGTCTTCACTCTTATTAACATCTGTCATGTTACGAGTCTCCTCAGAATTATTGTTTTCAGAATCTTCACTAGATAGTAATGATTCTGTTTTATTTATATAACTTTCGCTTTCTTGAAAAGCTAAAGCAGTTAAAAAAGCGCCTTTTAGGTGTAAATAAATTGGCTTAGATTCTTTTTTCTTCATATTTGAAAGAATAGATCTATTTTCTTCAATGGAAATAATATCTTCATTATCCATATTGAGAACAAATGCTGCGCTTCTAGCTATCCAACCTTCTGAATCAGATAGTTCGGCTTTACCATCAGTAG